GTGTTCAAGCATAGATCCATCACGGCGGTAGCCGTAATCCTCACCGCGGTTTCGTGTGCTCCACCAGCTCACGCGGACTCGGCTCAAGACCTAGCCGAGAAGTACGGCATCTCGGTGTGCCGCAGTCTGGATGCTGATCCCACGATCGATGGGGTTCTCAACACCGGGGTATCGCTCACCAAAAAAGCGGGCATCGACCCGTACGTAGCCGGACAAGTGTTGGCGTACAGCGCTATCTGGTTTTGCCCTACTCATATCACTCTCTTGAAGCGGTTCGCTGACTACTACAAGGGAGGGTGGGAAGCATGAGTGGGCGTGAACGTTACGAACGCCAAAGAAAGGGTGGAGACCGAAAACGAGGTGGAAGACTCCACAAGGGTAGAGCTGGTGGAACGTGCAACGTATAGAACAAGCGGCCAAAGAAAACGGGTGGGAGACCAAACACTGGGCACGCAATACAGCGGCGTATCTACGCGCAAACGATGAGATATGGGTGTTGTGGCGGTACGACAAGTGTGAACTGGAGACCTACACGGCGCTTAGCGCTGAACTCAAGGTCAACCCACGGGCATTGAATGCCGAAATCAAGCATGGATGCGAATTTCACTGGGGCTCCATAGCTCCCGAGTATTCCGAAGATGAAGAGGGTGAAGCGGCATGAGCTCACCAGTTGCAGTCATTGTCGTAGCGGTCATTGCCGTGGTCGGCATTCCGATCCTGGCGATCGGGGCATTCTTTGAATGGGAGTGCTGGAAAACCGAGCATCGACCCGGCTATGTCTCGCCCCTGCTAGCGCGTGGGGAGGACTGATGCGCGAGCTATTCACGTTCCCAATCTGCCACGCACACCAAGTGTTCCACCCATGCAGGCCGTGCGAGAAGGAGCAGGCCCGTAACCAGGTCAAGAACTGGACCGCTATCGGGTGGCTGCTCACGTTCTCGGTGTTTTTCATGGTCGTTCTATGGTACTCGGCAGGTGGGCGATGAACATCCGAGAACTAGGCGCCGTGGACCAGCTGTTCGCGGCAGCCAACGACCACCTTTCCGAAGCGGTGATCACCGTGAAGGAAATGGTTGATGCACATGGACCAGAAGAGGTGTGGGACAGATTCATCCGTGTGCTGACCGAACGTATTGAAGCAGGCGATTCGGATATCAAGACCATCGTCCATATTCACGCTACAGCGTTGATCCGGTTAGCGAGGCAGTCATGAGCCTGTATGAATTCCACTGGCGCAATGGTGTATCCGAAGAGCTGTATGGCGATAGTGCTGCCGACGCTCTCGTCCGTGCTGGTTATGGAAGTGGCGCACTAGCCGCGCTCGACTACTACGAAGAGAAGCGGGGGGCGTCACAGTGAGGGATCAAATCATTGCCGTCATGGTTGTAGCTGTCCTCGCCCTGATGATCGCATGGCAGACATCCGATACTCGGGAGTGGCGTAAGGAAAACAAGGCCCTGCGCCGTGAAATCGCCCGCCTGTCAAAGCATCCCTCTACCTATGAGCCTGAACCACTCCCGTATATGCAGAGGTTGTATGCGGACGATGAGTAGGTACACGATCAATCATGACGAGGCCGATGCGCGGGTGTTGTTGATGTGCGCGGAAATGCTCAAGCACCTTGACCTAGCCGGCCGTGGCGGTGTTGATGTGTCCGCTTCTATTGCCGAGGTTATGGCCAGGCGTGATGAAGTGTTGCGTTCCAGGGGTATTGAGCCGAACGGGCAGGGGACATGCAAATGAGTGGGTTGAGTGATGTGCAGCGCGGGGCGCTCAAGAGTTGCTTGGAAGAGATCTATTTCGGGTACGGCGAGAAGGATTGGGAACGCCTCGCTGGTGAAGCTACTGATCGGATCGCGTCTGCGGTGAGGACGGCGTCATGAGCGACTACATCAAGGATGTTCTTAAAGACGCTATCGAGGAAGAGCTTTCGTTGGGTGGTGATGCGGGGACTGTGATGGCCCGTATCGGTGAGGTGTTGTCAGAAGAGGGCTACAGGGTGGTGGCGTTGTGAAGCTGGAACCGACCGAAGCGCAGCGGAAAGCCATGAGGCACATAGCGGGGATTCGGCTCGATGCAGCCGCGCACCACCGCTTTAAGCCTGATCCTGAAGAGTTCCTTACTGAGCTAATCGCTGCCGCTAACAGCATCCCTGAGGGGCCACCTGTTGGCACCATCGCACGACGACCAGACGGGGAGTGGATTGCATGGCGCACCGAAGACGGTTGGGGGTACCGGTTCATCGGGGATGAGGAACCGAACGAATGGCCTCCCGGTAGTAGCATCGCCGACTTTTGGCCGCAGATCCGCCCCGACGAGTGGCCCGAACAAGTAGGGTTGGATTGGTTCCCACCTGGCGAAGAGCCGATTGTGCCTCGGCCCGACCCAACAGCACAACAGGAACCGGGGGCGTTCAACCGCTTTCCGGGAATTGAGAATCCCACCACCTCCGACTACATCGGGGCGGCTGTTGCCGATGAGCAGCTGAAGTTGGTGTTCGCTCTCCGCGATGTGCGTAAAGAGCGGGGTCTGGAAATAGCGGAAGTGGCAGAGGCCGCAGACGTGCCCGCCTCTGAGATCTCCATGTTTGAGAGCGGTTCGAGTAATCCGACTTTGTCGTTGGTTCGCCGTTACGCCAAGGCGGTGGGGGCGGTTTTCACGGTTGATGTGCGTAAGTGGGAAGACACTCAGCCACAACGGGAACCGGCGCTACGCGAACGGTTTCCCGAGCAGGCATCGGCTTACGTGGCCGACCCCGAGTTAGCCGAGGTTGACGATGAACCACTCCCATCCGGGTCACTGATCACCCCCAAGCCCCGTACACCCCGTGTCGTTGACCGTCTAGGGGTAGACGAGCAGGGATCACGGTGGCGGGATGAGAACGGATTAATCCACTCGTTCACGGAGGGTGCAGACGGTGGGCGATGGAAGACGCAGATTGGTGGGTCCTGGTACCCGTGGGCGAAGGGTGTAGTGCCGCATGGCGGCGAGTACACCGAAATCCTTGAGCCCCGTGTACTAGCCAGCCTGGCCTATAACGAGGCGCGCGAGGGCGCGGTGTGGAGCATCGTCACCAAAGCGGGGGTTAGGCGCCTGTTTCAGTGTCAATCCGACAGGTGGCACACGCGACTCGACCTTCCTGGTACGCACTGGACACTATGCGAGAACTTCGGTGACGGCCCCTACACCGAAGTTCTCGGTGATCCCTCATGACTCGTGGTGTCCGTATGTCCGATTGGCTCGCAACCGATTACCGGCGTCTGTCTGATCCTGGTCCTGCTGTTCCTGACTGGTTTTGGGTTGATGACGAGTACGACGAGAAGGGGAACCCGCGGTGAGTGAGACGGCTAGAGCGGCGGTTGCTTATCTTGCCGCACTGAACGTGTTGGGCAAGGCCGCGCCGGCCGCGAAAGAAGCAGTGAAGGCTGAGCTTGTCCAGGGCGACGGACTGGCCGGGTTTATTGACGGACACAAGGTCGGCACCGCCACATGGGTCACCTCGAACCGTGTCGCCACAGTCGCCGACGAAGCGGGATTTGTGCAGTGGGTCAAAGACCACTGCGGCGAAACCGAAATCGTTGAGGTTGTGCGCGAAGCGTTCCGCAAGCACCTGTTAGTCAATGCCCTTGAGCAGGACGGCCAAGTGTGGCTGCGCGGCGAGGTATGCCCTTATGTGGTGTTCGAACAACTCAAAGAGCCCTACGTGAAGATCACCCCCACTAAGGATGCCGCCGAGATCGTGTCAAACGCACTCGCCAGTGGGCGGCTATCGCTTGACGGAACCGTGAAAGCCCTGGAATCCAACATTATTGATGCGGAGGTTGAATCATGACCACCATCTACCAAGCGCTATCCGAGGTGATGAAGGATGTCGGAGCCGTCCGCAAGGGTGAGCGGAACCAGCAGCAAGGCTTCTCATTCCGCGGGATCGATGCAGTCACATCGGCGGTGTATCCAGCTCTCACGAAGCACGGCGTGATCGTTGTACCGAAGGTCTTGGACTACGAGTACGGGACTGTTGAGGTGGGCCGCAACCGCACCCTCATGGGGCATGCACGGCTGACAGTAGAGTTCACCTGGTATGGACCAGATGGTGACTCGATCACCTCTGTCGCCGCAGCAGAGTCAATGGATGCCGGCGACAAAGCTACCGCTAAAGCGCACTCAGTGGCTTTCCGTACTGCAATGCTACAAACCCTCTGCCTACCAACGGATGAGCCGGACCCAGACTCACAGGTGTATGAGAGGTCATCGGCACCCCCAGAGCGCACCGACGTAGACGACGCACTCGACGAGCTCGCCGCGGCCTGCACCGAGAACGGGTGGGACCAACGTGAGACCGCAGGGAAGTTCTTCTCTGAGCATGGCAAGCCCCCGCGGCAGTGCACCGCAGATGTGATCCGCAAGTTCATTGGCGATTTGATCAAGCCTCACCCCGCGGAGCGAGCGGAGGCCGCTAGTGCCTAGGCCGGATATCGGGGATGTGCGCGCCGGCCTGCTAACAGTGAAGCAGGCGGCCAGGATCCGAGGATGTAAACCCAAATATCTTGAGCAGTTGGTATGGCAGGCGGTAAAGGCGGATGTCCTGGAACGGGATGGGGCCTGTGTTATCTGCTCCCGCCCGGACGGGGTGTTGGACGTTCACCACCGCATGGCCCGCGGGAGCGGCGGAACTTCCGTGGCCCATATCGCTTTCGGTATGGCCAATCTGATCACTTTATGCAGAGAGCACCACATGTGGGTGGAGGGTAACCCCGACGAGGCTCGCGAGCATGGCTGGAAGTTAGACCATGGCGACACCCTGCCGGCGGATCTTGAGGTTCTGAGGTTCGGCGCAACAGTCCGTCTCTTTGACGACGGCTCTTTCTTGGCGGTGGTGGCGTGATGGCAACGTTTGATCCGCTGAATGTGGAGGCCGCTCTTCAGGGATATCCGGTGTCGTTGTCAAAACCGGATCGTGTGGTGGCGGCGAAAGCCCTAACCGCTCAAGGGTTGTCCGGGACAGAGGTGGCGCGCCGACTGAATGTTACCGACCGCCAGATCGAGCGGTATAAGGCTGAGCCGATGCCTGAACCTGAAGGCCCTCCAGAGGTGGATTACGAGTTCTGCGGCAACGAAAACGTTTTGGTTCGTAAAGCCACCGAGTTGATCCGGTCTCTGCGAACCAAGGATCACTTGGAGGTGTTGGGGGATTGTGTGGACTTCTGTGCCTGGCATCCGGGTGTAGCGGCACAGGTTATGTGTGCGTTGGCGTTGTGGGCTGATTCGGGGGAGTGGGCGTTGGGGAGGTCGGCGTGACTGTTTGGCCTACCTACCACTTCTGCCGTTGTGGTCATCAGAGATACCAGCATAACGGTCAATCAGCTGAGTGTTACGGGGCTTTGGATGACGGTGTGACCCTTTGTGATTGCGGAGGGTTTGTTGAAGACAAGAAGGAATGCGCATGAGCGAGCCTAAGAACGCCAATGAGATCATCACGCAAGCCGCGATCAGATGGTACGGCCCCGCCTTCACCCTTGGCAGCGCCGGATTTGGTGGCTTCATCCTTGAAGAACTGAAGGCCAACGGATACGCAGTAGTAGAACTACCGAGATCCCTGCCGGTAACACCGGAGGTGCAATCCGGGTGTGAGCACACATGCCTTATTGGGTCTGATCTTCTCGCCGCTGCTGCTGCGGCTGCACGTGATTCGGAGGAGCGATGAGCGACCTGCGGGAAGGGCTACTTTTTCCCAACCTCCTAACCCGTTCTGAACGTCGTGAATTGGATCGCGAACCAGAGCCCAGATTCCTGTATCAGAGCATGGGCGCGGGGTGGCAGTCGACGGCTATAGCGCTCTTAGCGGCGCAGGGGGTCATTGAGAAGCCCCGGTTTGCGGTATTCGCCGATACCGGCTGGGAGCCACCGGAGGTATACGCGCATCTCGCTCGTCTAGATGAGGAGGTGTTGGCGCCGGCTGGGATAGCCCTGGTGCGCGTTCGGGCAGGGAGTATCTACGACGAGGCTTTGGACCCCCACTTTCCAAGATCCCTGCCGTTGTACACGAGGGACCCAAAGACTGGCGAGCCAGGCGGTATTACCAGCCGGGCCTGCACAACCAACTTCAAGATGATCGCCATCTATCGGTGGTTGCGTGAGCAGTTGGGAGCCAAGGTAAGCGAGGGGTCCTGCACTTTCTGTAGCGGCGAGGGGCAGCGCAATGCCCCCTGGTTGGTGAAGTATGGACACGAAAAACCCTGGGGTATCTGCTCGGTCTGCCGGGGGACTGGCACTGTCCGGAAGGTTGGCGCGCCACCACAAGGGGTGTGGGCGCGCAGCTACGTGGGCTTCTCTGCTGATGAGATGGGCCGGATATCGCCGTCGCGCGTGTCCTACGCCTTCGACACTTTCCCTTTGGTTGGCAGGGATCAAAACGGCGAGGTTGTGCCGCCTGATCTTTCAATGTCTCGGCACGACTGCGGTGAGTACAACACGCGTCACGGATTCCCTGAGGTGATGAAGTCGGCGTGTATCGGCTGTCCGTGGCATTCGGACGCTGAGTGGATCCGCATCAAACAAGATGAGCGGCAGTGGCAGCAGGTTGTTGATCTGGACCGCAGTATCCGAAACACCCCCGGTTTAGACAACGAAGCCTTTCTCCATAAGAGCCGCATTCCTATTGAGGATGTGACTTTCGAGTCGGCGGATGACGTTGAGCGTCCCAGCTGCTCTCCGTACGGATGCCGTAGCGGGCTGGATACCGATTCCGTGGCACCGCCCTCGCTTTTCGATGACGACTGGATCGATCTAGAGGAGACCGCATGACCGACCTTTGTTCCTGCGGCCACGATCTCGATGAGCATCAACGTCACTACGGCACTTGTAAAGCCACTATCCCTGGTTCTTTTGAGCCTCTTTACCGGTACTGCCCTTGTGGGGGATTTGATAGGAGTGACGATGAGTGACGAGCGTCTGGATTCCTTGGCGAAAGAACTCTGCGAGAAGCGTTCTGTGTCCGCGCCGCTGCGATGGGATTCGCTCACATCTGACCAGAAAGACACATGGCGGCGGATGGCTGCGCAGCGCCTCAACGACCAGGAGGCGGTGTAGATGGGCTGGATACGCGTCTCTGATGACTTCTACGACAACGACAAGTTCAGTGAAGTCGGACCACTGGGGGTGGCGCTGCACTTCGCGGCGATGGGTTTCTGTAACCGGAACCTAACGGACGGATTCTTCAAAAAGAACAAGGCTCGACTTTTCCTTGACTTCGACGGCATCGGTATCACCACTAGTCAATCGGATTGCTTCGGTGTTGGCGTCGACGGTGATGACGCGGTGAAGTTGGTCATCGAATGGATGATGGCATCAGAGCTTTGGCACGAGTGTGGCCATGGGTGCGAGGAATGTCATTCCCGCGAAGACGGCGGCGAACCTGGCGGCGATGAGTACCTGATCCACGACTACCTGAAGTTCCAGTTTTCGCGTCAGGAAATCGAGGAGAAGGCCGAGAAAGCTAGGGCGCGCAAGGAGGCCTGGAAGGCTAGGCAGGCGGTAGAACGTAGTTCGGAACAGCGTTCGGAACGGGGGAAGAACGGCGTTCGGAACGCTGCAGGAACGCTGGCGGAACACGACAACCCAACCCCACCCCCAACCCCAACCCCAACCCCAACGAAAGATTCATTCTTCGTTCCTCAGAATGAATCTTTAGGGGGGTCACCAAAACCGGGAACCTCACCAGAGCCCGAGTCGGCGTCAGCCCCGCGCTGCGCGCGCCACCCCTACGGAAATCCCGAAGACGAAAACTGCCGGGGCTGCAAGCGAGTCAAAGACGCCGAGAAGGCACAGGAACTCCAGGCCGAAATCGCAGAGAAGGCGGCACGCACAGCAGCAGCCGAGCGGCGACGCAACTGCAAGCTCTGCGGCGGCAGCGGATGGATCGACCTCCCTGACGATTCCGGCGTCATCGACTGCGAATGCAAGACGCCCATCCCAAATCTCCAGCTTGTCCATGACGCCACAAACCAAAGGAGGTCGGCATCGTGACTACCCAAGCCATAACAGACATCAAAGAACTCGTAGGAGAAATGCCAGCGAGGGGATGTGAGTGGCCCAGCCACGCGTGTGATTCGCAGGCGCACTGGATCGCTCGCTGTCATTGCATGCGCGGATGGGTCTGCGTGTCGCTCGTGCTGGAGTTATGCGACCGCCACAAAGATGAAGCCCTGTCTATTGCGACGGAGGCCGTCACCGAACGTCGTTTCTGCTACAGCTGCGGCGTCGCGGCATTGAGCTCGTCTGACGTGGTCGGTCCGGTGATGCCGCTATGACCGCCTGGTTTAAACGCACACAGCCCAAACCCCAACCAGTGGTGTCACTACAACCCCGAACCGGTGAAGAGACCCCTACGGCGTTCCTAGCCCGATTAAAGATCGAATGCACACCCCCATGCGAAGACTGCTACAGGCCCGCGGACTTCATGGTCACCATCCACCTCGTAGACCACTGCGACAGACCAGCCGTTGAAGTGTTCATCTGTGCTGCGCATGTATCCACGATCGGGAACTGGGTACAAGCCTCGATAGAGACAAGACGCAGAGGACGCTGCACCTGCTGCGGGCATGAAGTAACAGCACCACACGACCTCATAGAAGACGTGGTGAAGCTATGAGCGATCACGTCGGGCGCGGTGGTGGCGGCCGGAACAAGTGGTGGAAGATTCGGAAGCTGGGAACCGGGTGGGAAATATGGCAATTCGAGACTGGAACATCCCGAATTCTCATGATATGCCAAGGGATCTACCCCTCTGGTGCTGAGGCTATAGCAGCATTCGCGGCAGGTGGAAGATGAGCGACCCATCCGAATCCGCAGTGATAAAGCTCATGGGGTACGCCCACGGCTTCATGAACCCCGAGTACATCCACCTGACGAGGGAAGAGGCGCAGGTGATTTTGCAGGCGCTGGAAAGGTTGGCTGATCTAAGTGTCTGATCCTGCAATCGAAGCCGCACGCAAGGTATTCACCGAGTACTGGCCGGATCAAGGCGACTTTGAGTTCAACTACAGCAACGAGGGCCGCTTCGGTATCGAGGTCGCCCGTGAGATGGCTAAGTCGGTACAGGAACAACTGGCCGTCATCCGTGAACGCTACGAATTGGTACGTACGTGGATGCTCGCAGCTGAGACATCAGCGGAACTATCCCGGCACTCAAGCGAAATGGCTGGTCTCAAGTACGCATACGACCTGATAGCACCCACGGTTTACCCAAGTGAGGAACTAGAGCGATGAGTGAGCTTGTAGACCGCGCTAAAGCATCCCTAGAAGGCGTAACCGGAGGACCGTGGGAGACCCGTCCTGGTGCTACCGGTGATCCGACGACGACAAGTGCATCGGTACATTCCGGCCACCGTTCAATTCTCGTGTCTAGTGACGGCTACCACTACGGATATGCCGACAAGGCGGATGCCCGATTCATCGCCGCTGCAAGGCAGTTGGTTCCTGAACTCATCGCGGAAGTAGAGCGGCTGGAGGAACGTATCGCTGAGCAGGACCAAGAGCTTAGGTACTGGAGTAACCGATGAGTGACGAACCTTCGGACGCACAGAAGCTCATAGCGGAAGTGATAGCCACGCACCGCGCTTTATTCGATGGAGAGGCTTGCGACGCCTGCGACTGGAAGTTCACCAATGAGTATTACGGGCACGACGAACACGTTGCCGTAGAGGTGGATAAAGCCCTTGGAGGACTCACGCGGAAGCGGCGGATTGACTATCAATGGCGCGAGACGGGCGAGGTGCATCACGACCGATTCTTTGAAGGGAAGCCCGTCCCCAAGACGCGGCTGCACTATGTGCAGCAGTCCCGTTGGGCGTCTGGCTGGACGGTGACCGAATGAGCTACATCGACATGTTCGGAATCGAGTATGGCGGCTGCGGTGACTGTGATTGTGATCATGGTTGTCAGGGCGTTGGCTCCGACGATGAGGCCAAGTTCTACCCCGAGGCTTCCGATGACTGACTACCAAGACACCGGTAGCCGACGGAAACCTACGGCATACACCGAAACGGGGGCCGCTGAGCGGGTGTGCCCGGACTGTAGTGCCCCAGAAGGACATCCCTGTAGATGGATAGCCATGGATGGGCAGGGGGATTTAGGGAAACCAAGGCATTGGCCGCATGAGACACGTTGGAGGAAATGAAATGCGTGACGATATTCACCCTGGACCGCGCATCATCTCCGGTAAAGCGGAACTACCCTGCCTGAAACCGGAGCCCTGGATGATCCAGGCGTCCTGCGCCACCGCAGACCCGGACGCGTTTTTCCCCCATAAGCGTGGCGACGGTGATAGCGAGTCGATCACCGTGCAGTACCAATACGCCAAGAAGATATGCCGCTCATGCCCAGTCAGGGTTGAGTGTTTGACCTACGCGATCGTCAACGACGAACGCGACGGGATCTACGGCGGCTTAGGCCCTCGTGAGCGCGCGAAGATCATGCGTAACAGGGAGGCAAGCTGATGCCGCACTCAAGCCCTACCGACTGGATAGCCGGTGGAAGTGTCGCCGCAGACATCGTTGGATGCCTCACCGGTCTGGTCGCGGACCTGTCCTGGCAGGATAAAGCGGCGTGCCGTGGACTCCCTACGGAGTGGTGGTTCCCGGACCAAGGCGGCAGCCGGGAATGTAAGCGGGCCAAGGAAATCTGCCACGGCTGCCCAGTCAAACTCCAATGCCTCCAATTCGCGATAGAGGTACACGACCAGCACGGAATTTACGGGGAGCTGTCATTGAAGGACAGGCGCAGGTGGAACCAGGAAAGGAAAGCGGGCTAGACACCGCGAATGTCAGTGTATCGGAGGATAATTGAGGTATGGGAATGACTGATTTACAGAACGTCCACGAGCGCATTGCGGGCAAGCGTATAGCCTCCGTCGAGGCCGACGGTACGAGGCTGGTGCTAAACGATGGCACTGTGCTGCATCTCTACATGTCAGACAGTGACTGTTGTGCTTCCGCCGATGGGAAGTGGGTAATCCAGCCGGACGCGCTGGAGGCGATTATTACCGGCGTTCAGGTTACACCAGACGCGGATCGGAGCGGTTATGACGGTGACGGAAATACCAACTACGCCACCATCTCAATTCTGCACAACCAGAACCCCATTGCCCTTGCAGACTGCTATGCCAATGACGGTAATGGGGGCTACTACTTCTCCGTGCTATCCCTCCGTGTTGTCATGCCCGGTGACGAAGATGACGTCAAGGTGGAAGTCCTGAACTCTGACTCCTCGTCCAGCGATTGAGGAGGTAGTGAGAGTTGAGTGCTGAACCGCTGCAATGGGACCACAACCCAGATATTCGCGTCCCAAAGAATGGGTGCCGCGCCGAAGTTGACGGCGGTGCTTACATTCTGTTCAAGTACGGCGCTAGTTCGTGGCAGGTGCTTTTCAGCACTGGGTGGCATATACCCGATGAGGTCTATCTCGGCGACAGCGAATCAGACGCACTAGCCGCAGCAGAAGCTCACCATATCGCCATTAGGCAGAGAACGATCTACCGTCGAACGGGCAGGAGTGACGATGCCGCAGCGGATTCAGCGGAAGCGCACTAGGGGTTGGCGAATGCCCGAGGGTGCTATCTACGTCGGGCGACCGAGCCAATGGGGCAACCCGTTTCGACCTGTTCTCGTCGGTGGCGAGTGGCTCATAGAGGATGACAACGGCGTCCAGTACGACGGGTTCGGGAGCAAGGTAAGCGCTATCGGTCGGTGCGTTGCGCTCTACCGGTCGCTCGATATGACGTTCATGACAGACGCAGACCTAGACGAGTTCGTCGCGCCGCTACGGGGCCACGATCTCGCCTGCTGGTGCTCTCTCGATTCCCCTTGTCATGCAGACGTGCTGCTTGAACTCGCTAACGATCCACCGTCGAACGGAGAAGCTTTGTGAGCGAACTACGTAGAGCACTGTTGGTAGCCAAAGCGGAAGCGGCACTTATCCCCACCGGCCGACGGGCTGAGCTCGACCGCAGATTCACTGCGGCCCAGAAGGCGGCACAGGCTCACGCCACGTACAGGAGGTCCGCTTAGTGTCCGTCTCCGACAGCTTCTTTCTCGATAAAGGCTCCCAACACAAGCTCCGTGAAGAGTTGGCCAGCATCCCCCGCATGATCGGGGAGCTGTCCGTCACCCTCACCCGCCAGGCTCGCATCCAGAGGCCAGGGTTGAGTATGTCCCGAAGGCCCAAGCCTGAGTCTCAGGTCCCCATCCATATCGGGGCACACAACGCCGCTGACGTACTGCACAACTGCCTAGGTACGTGGGTGAGGCTGGTATGCGAACAACGAGCGATCGTGTGGGATAAGGGCAACGACATCATCACGCTGGCCAAGTGGCTGCGAGTCAACATGATCGCCCTAGCCCTCACTGAAGGTTCAGAAGAAGCGTACGAGGACATCAAAGCCGCTATCGATGACTGCTGGCGACAGATAGACATCCCCGCCGACGATGACATTGTGATCGACCGAGGACGAGTACATGAAGCGAACAAACACATCGTCACCGCCGACACCATCGAACCTATCGCCCGCCGGATAGGGGAGATGGGAAAGAAGCTGAATGCGCAGCGGGTGCACTCGCTTACCCGTGGTGGGCATCTGCGTCCAGTCTCTAGCGACCCGGACACGGGTAAGAAGTTCTACCGACTGGGGGATGTGCTGCACGCGCACAACAACTGCGAGAAACGAGACCGAAAGAAGGGCGCATGAGCGACGGACGCGGCATGTACATGAAGTACCGAGTTGAGCGGATGGACGGCAAGGATATGGGGCCATGTTTCATCCTTGAATACAAGAAGGATCGCCACGCGCGGGTGGCACTTGCGGCGTATGCCGACGCGTGCGCCGAGGACAATCCTGGACTAGCCCAAGACCTGCGGTGGACGCTAGAGGAGCTGGAGCGGTGAGGGTCGGGACCTGTCCGAAGTGTAAGCACTTGGAAGGTCGACACATCCAGTCCACGTACTTCGATGAAGAGACGTGGACTGGCCGATTCGTGTACGCCAGGTGCGATTGTGGCTGCACCCACTACGTCGTAGTGGAGCCGGTCTAGTGTCGGCCCTCGACTGTGAGGGGAGTGACCTAGATCCTGGTTGGTGCTGCACCCATAGATGCGATTTCAGGGACCCTAGGCATCCGCACTGCTGGCAGAACTGTGACGAAGAAGATTGCGCCGCCCCTGAGTGTGATTGGGTTGAGTAGTTCACGCTGGTCGCACATACTGCGCAGGCCAAGGTATCTCACGCATCTTCCACGCCTGCGTAGGGTTGGCCGCAGTGACCCAAACGATAGGCATATCGCGTCCGGGAACTACCCGAGTGGTAGTTAGACACTCAACTTCACCACCGGTTGCGGTGGTTACGTAGACACGCATTCTAGCTTCAATACCCATACGTCTAGCGTCGGTCTTGCCAAAAGATCTGTAAAGAAAAATCTATGCGACACCGCGTTATGGCAGTGCCTTATGGCAAGCCGCAAAGGGAGTGAAACTGATGAACGTATGGATAGTCTCTGCGCATCGGTCCTGGGGCGACAGGATTGAATACCACGGACACAGGGGGGATACCCACCGCTGGATGGGCTGGACGCGACCCATACCCAAGGTGGGGGAAGTTATTGAAACTGAATTGAAGTCCGGACGGGCGGCCCGCTTTCGGATAGTTGAGGTTGAGCGCGGGTACGGCACGGATGATATGTGGTGGGCCACAACCTCGGACGCGCCCATTTATGGAGCGACGACGTAACTGCCTCCACCTTGCATAAGTATATCGGTTCTGATATATTAATGAGGTGACCGACGAAAAGCCTCTCCGCTGGATAGGTACCTCACTTGAGGACCTACGGGACTTCCCCGAAGCGGCACGGCAGGACGCCGGTTACCAACTGGATAGGGTTCAGCACGGCCTAGAGCCCCACGACTGGAAGCCAATGCCAACAGTCGGCAAGGGCTGCCGCGAGATACGCGTACGCACCGAAGACGGCGCGTACCGTGTGTTCTACGTAGCCACCCTTGGGGATGTGGTGTTCGTACTGCACAGCTTCGTCAAGAAGTCACAGAAGACTTCCCAGCAAGACATCAACACCGGTAAGGCTCGATACAAGAAAGCGCAGGAGGAACTATGAGCGTATGGGACGACATCGCCGACACCCCGCGCGAAGCGGAGAACCTTCGCGTGCGGTCTGAGCTGATGATGGCAATCGAAAAGAAGATCAACGAGCGCGAATGGACCCAGGTCCAGGCCGCCGAAGCACTCGGACTGACCCAGCCTCGGGTGTCGGATCTGCTGCGCGGCAAGATCTCCAAGTTCTCCTTGGATGCTCTCGTGGACATCGCTTCCGGGTTGGATGTGCACGTGAAGGTGTGCGTCTGATTGCGACACGCCGACCAGGGGATATACCCCTTAACCGCTGTCAAGTAGTAAACTGCGCATAGGCGCGACTTACACCCATTCTTTTAAACCCCCATCGACATTTGTTCGGTGGGGGTTTTTCTATGCCCAAACGGAGGTTCCCTTATGCCTCTGTCTCGTGTCCGCTGCTGCATCCCCTGTGGCCGTATCCGCTACGCCCCCTGCTCTGCAGGGTGTCGAGTAGATCCCGAGAACGACCCAACAAGCTGGACAGAACAGGTGCCGCCGAGCGATGAAGCTGAGTAAGGAAGCGCGCAATACCGTCGCCGACTGCATCAGTAAGGGCATCCACCTGACGCTGGACGTTCAGTGCGATGGCGAGCCGATGGGCGGCTGGTGCGATAAGTGCGAGAAACCGTCGATGGTCGAAGTGCAACTGCGTGGCATCTCCACTGACGCCGTGTACGACCTCGGACCCGCCGTCGTATGTGCAAACCATGAGGCTGGCGATGATTGAATGTCTTGGTTGCGGCTCGACGGTGGGGCAAGACGGCGATTGCCCGCGCCCCGAACACTGCGGAAACTGCCCACCTTGGGACTGTGACGAATGCGGCCAGCAGTGCTCGATCAACACCCCTTGCGGGTGCTGGATTTTCCTTGAAGGCATGAACCTCGCCGACATCAAGGCGGTACTCGCCGCAGCCGATCTGAGTGTCAATGTGGAGGTGCCGCCATGCTCGACAGATTCTTCGCGGCACTAGCCGGCGCCATGGCCCCTCCACTCGTGGCCATGTGTGAGCGCATCGCGGATAAGAAGATCCCTGACGACACCGTGCCGAAGTTCATGGACGGCCTGCTGGATATCGCCCGCGACGGCGTTGACCGCGCCGTGAGTGTGGTGCAGACGTCCGCTGACGGTATTGCCGGTAGCGCGGAAGCTGAACTAGGTCAGCTCGGCTCGGAGATTAGGGGAGTGGTCAAAGCGGCCAACCCCATAGATATTCTCGGCAGCCTGTTCGGGCGACGCTAGACACCGCTGATGTCGCTGCACCGCAGTAAAATTGAGGTATGAGCATTGAGACCGAGCGGCAGTTGAATCGCCGCTGCATTGAGCTGCAAGACGAGATAATCCGCTGGGGCGAGAAGGCGCAGTGGGCGCTTGAGCAAGATGACACCGGATGGTGGGGCGATGTCCTCGGTGGCATCGTCAAGCGCGGCAAGCTGATGGCAGAGAAGGGCACCTAACGATGTGCCCTCCACGCTGTCAGAACTGCATCCATCCGCAGCATGACCACGAAGGCTGGTTTGGTCGCTGCACCCGCGACGACTGCGAATGTAAGGCAATGCAGGACTGACTTGCCCCTACAGCCTCTCCGTTCTACTATCGAACACATGTTCGACAAGGTGTCATACCGTATCGAAGGTGATGGACCCGTCACAGCGGTACTCACTTACCAAAACCGGGAGTACCGGCACACCTCCCGAACCATGTGGCTCGGACACGAAGACGGCATGCCCCAAGGCTCCATCCAACTCGACGAGCATGTGTGGGCGCGGCTACAGCGCATCAACGGAACCATAGAAGCCACCATCACCGACTCTAAGACTGGTGAAAGCTACACCCTCACACCTGAATAGACACCGCGACTTACGCTGTAGCTCGGTAAAATTGAGGTATGGATGATCCCGAGATTGAAGTCGCTGAGGCGGTGTGTAAACGGCACAACTGGGACGGCATGATGTTTTGCGCTTGCACTGCCGCTGCTCGTGAAGCTTTGAAGCGAGTGGGCGCCGATCTGCAATCCGTCGATGGCGTCTTAGGTCTGCTTCATCATCGAGGGCTTGTTGACTCCGAGCGCAATAGAGCTGATGTGAAAGCTGCCCTCGAAATCGTACAGAGGTACACCCGATGACTGAACCATCTCAAGCCCATATAGACCGGGCACGTGAACTCGGCCTCTCTTTCGATCCTTCTGATACATCGGATGAAGAGTTAAGCCGTGCTATCGCAACGTATGAGCGGGTTTACATCGAGGCGATGACCGAGAATGCTGGTAGGGACACTGATACTCCTACTGAGCGCCGCAAGATGCTGGGCGTATGGACTCAGCGCGATGAAGAAGAGGCCAAGGAAGCCGCTGAACGGCGGCGGATGTTCGGCTCCCGACGAATCCCACCCGCCTAGACACCGCTGATTCCTCTGAAACGTCGGATAATTGAAGGTATGGACATCACCGAGAAGCCATTGACCAACCTGGCTGACACAATACATACAGCCCTGATCGGACACAGGCCGGACGACTACGCCTGCTACTACAAGCAGCTTTTCAATGTGTTTGGAGCGCCCGGCATCCCGAACACCTACGAGGCGGTACTCAAGCGTTACGGCAGGGTAATCCATCGAGAGACATTCTGGCGGCGCAAGAGCGCAGAGAAGCAATGCATCGCATGGAAGCGCTTGTATGACGCCGTCGTACTACCACCTCCACAGTCCTAGACACCGCTGATCCCGTTGAAACGCGGGATAATTGAGGTATGAACGACGAATTGAGCTTCCTGCTTGAGGCGTCGCCGGAAGAGTGGGATACCTTCATTGGATGCCCACATACAGGCAAGTCCTACACGGAAGTGGGACGGCTAACCGGCGAGGTGTTCACGCGCTGCTGCGACTGTCACACGGCTTTGCCTAATCTCCCGTCCTAGCTGAATCCCTTTGGGAGGTAATCATGCTTGATGGTCAACCGTTGGGCGAGTACCCGGAACTGGGGCCGACGCACACCGCCGAGTATTTCGAGCTCCTAACACTGGCCTACTTAGCCAGGCTCATGGGTTACCACATCTAGTGCCATGCCCCTCACTGCTAACCAGCTCCGCATCCTAGAGGCGTTGCAGCGGTTACGTATAGCCCGTACTGAGGGCGATGTTGACGCCGAGCTCGTGGCCTACAGCCGCATGGATGAGCTACTGGATCGTGAACCTAGGGGCATAGGTTCCGTTTCGCCGATCGCGCCATAGCCAACAGATTGGCTGGTGTCGCGTTCGGATAGTTGGAGTGCGAGGCGACCTGCTCGGGGGTTTCCCCGTTGCGCAAGTCATTGCACATGCCGTTCCCGGCGGCCAGTAGGAACGGCCGGGACTGCCACATCACTTGAAAACCCTGCCCGGACAGTTCGTCCAGGTAGGCGTCATCGTCCGCGTACGCCGCGGGCGCGAAAACAATGCTGGCCGCTACGGCGGCTGCAGCTGCGATCTTGATCATTGGCGGATCGTAGACCTCCACCCCGACGGGTACAGGCGAAACGGGAGATCAGATGGCCGTGCAGCACTGCGAGTACTGCGGCCGCCGCCTCCGGTACGACTGCTGCCCGCACTGTGAAGAGGGTGAGTAGTGCTCGGGGTAGCGATCACCCCCCACAACCGCCGAGATGTCCTCCTCAACGCGTTAACGCACTGGATCGAGCACACCTCGGCTGATGTGCCAATTGTCGTTGTGGACGACGGCAGCGACGAGCCCCTATGCCTTGAAGGCTGGCGCGGTATCCCGGTGCATCGAGTTCCTAGCGTGAGCGTTGTTCGCCATCCACAACCTATGGGGATAGCGGTGGCGAAAAACCGTTGCATCGCCGAGCTCATGGACTTGGGGTGCGACCACCTGTTTCTCGCTGACGACGATGTGTGGCCCACCGTAGACGAGTGGTGGAAGCCTTACGTTGAGTCGCCGGAACCGCATCTGTCGTTCCAGTGGCCCAGCGGCGGCCGACACAGCGTCACCCACCAAGACGAGCAGCATTTCGCCATCGGATTCCCCCGCGGAGTTCTCCTATACGCCGAACGCCGAGTGATCGACACGGTGGGCGGCATGGACACCGGATATGGGGCGCACGGCGGCGAACACGTCGACTGGTCACAGAGAATCCACGACGCAGGGTTGACGCGATGGCCGTTCGCCGATGTCCGAGGATCACACAACTTGATCTACTCCCGCGACAAAGCCGAAGGAAACCGAACAGGTTCTTCCCGGTTTGAGCTTCCCGAGCGTGCCCGGATGTGTGAGGCCAATGGAAACCGTTGGGGCCACAAGCACCCAACATGGCCGTACTTTCCATTCCGGGGAGGCGAGGGCGTCCAGGACTACCAGTTAGGCCCGTACTTCCCGCCCGCGGAGCATTATTCGCTGCTGCGGCATGTGGTCGGTTTGAGACCTTCCGGTGTGGCTTTGGAGTTTGGGGTGGGTAAAGGCGAATCGACCCGCATCATTGCCGAGCACATGCCGGTGATCGGATTCGACAGCTTCACCGGACTGCCTGAGGATTGGCGCGACGGATTCCCTAAGGGGTCGTTCGCGCATAAACCACCAGCCATCAACAACACTCGCCTAGTGATAGGTCGGTATGCCGACACCCTGCCAGGGTTCACGTTCCCTGAGTGTGGTTTGGTGCATATCGACTGCGACCTGTACTCGTCCACGGCAACAGCTCTGGAATATCTACAGCTCAAGCCTGGAACTTATGTCGTTTTTGATGAGTGGCACAGCTACGACGGCTGCGAAGACCACGAGATGAAAGCCTGGCGCGAATATGCCGACCGCACCGGCATCAACTGGTGTGTGGTTGGGCATTCGCATGAGGCTTGGGCGATTCGGATCACCTAGGGAGTTGTGTTGCGAGTCATCCTCTTTGTGTTCGCGGGCCGTAAAGCCAATATGCAACTCCAGGTACCGTACATCAAACGCATCCTGGCTGAGCATCCGAATGTTGAATACGACATCTGGAACCTCGCCCGCGACCCCAAGGACGCGGAGTATCTGCAAACCATCACGGGCGAGCGGATCACCGTCCGTAACGACTTCCATGGCGGATGCCATTGGACCGGTTTCAACAAGGTGTGGTGGTACTACGCCCAACCCGAGTATCGGGACTGTTTGTTCGTCAAGGTCGATGACGATGACGTGTTCTTCGAGACCGCACGCTTCGGTGAATACCTTGAGGCGATAGACAACAACCGCGGCAGCGTTGTCTCCGCGCTGACCGTGAACAACGGCGCCTCAACATGGTTGGAGCCGCTGATTTGGCGCGGCTTCGAGAACCTGAACATCCCTTTGTTGGATGTGCACATGTCCGGCGACTACGCCCACATGTCACACGAGCATTTCCTGACCAATTGGCGGGATGTGACTGGTCAACCCAACCAGGTCATCCCGACGACGGACTGGTTGTCGATCAACTGCATCGGACTCGACCACCCCACCCTGAAACGCATCGCAGACCTACTGGACACCCCTTCGCCTGCCCATATCGCAGGCAGGGATTGGCCGCACGGCTTCAAGATCGGTGACGAAGGTGCAGCCAATATGCAGCCCCGAGTCATCCATAGAGGGTTTGTGGTGTCGCACCTATCGTTTGGACCTCAAGAACTCCCCGATGAGACGTGGGACCAGCTGCGCGCTGGTTATGCGAAGGTCGCAGGGGAGTACCTGTGAACGTCGCCGTGATCATCCCGTTCCGGGACCGCGGTAAGGACCCTCTAAGGCCCGCGAATCTGCGACGCGTCCTGATGGGCATGGAGGGGCTGTACCGCATCCATGTTGTTGATGACGGCCGCTCAGGCTATGAGTCGTTCAATCGATCCGCCGCATATAACCGCGGTGCCGACATGGTTGACGCCGATGTACTTATCTACTGCGAATCAGATCTGCTGGTCGACCCTATCCAGATTCGGGAAGCGGTCGCGCTGGCTTCGTTGACACCAGGTTTAGTCGTTCCGTTCTCACGCTTCATGGCCATTGCCCCCGAGGACTCGGTTCGCGTCCGAGACCTTGAGTTAGAGCCCGAAGAAGCTGTATCGCATCAGGTCCGAGGCGACCGTCAGTCGATCGGTGCCGTCAATGTCGTCTCCCGGGAATCACTCTCACTGATCGGTCAATACGACGAGTCGTTTGAGGGTGCTTGGTATGACGATGACGCGATGTGCCGAGCGTTTGAGGTGTGCTGCGGCCCAACCCGCTTCATAGACGGCCCCGGATATCACCTGTACCACCTACCCGGCGCCAGCGGCGATCATTTGACCGACGCTGATCGTGCCGCCACTGAACGCAACAAGGCCCGCTACCAGCTGTACCGGCAGGCAACAACACCGGAACGTATCCGCGAACTCACCGCAGGGGGTGTGTGATGGCCGACCATCTCATCACCGGCCCTGACGGCATCCAGTACACCTTGGCGGAGTGGGTGAACTCCCACATCGTTGGAACTTTCGAGCAGATGCTCCCCGGCGGGAAGACCCGCAAGGGCGGTGCCTGCTCGTGTGGGTGGCGCACCCCGCCTTTCGATCCTGTCGGTGATCGCGCTAAAGCGATGGCCGATGAACATAAGCGTCTAGAAGACCTCGCTGATGAGATGCGAAGGGAGAATGGTTAATGGCAGCCTTCGTGTACTTCACTGTGGCCGACACCTATCAGGCCATCGTCTCTGATGGGTCTGATGAGGGTAGCGAGCCGGATCTGAAGATGATTTCCGGCACGGTCACTTTCACTCCGTCGGTGAAGGAAGTGCTGGCCACCATCTCCGATATCCCCACCACGGTGCGTTTGGAGCCGATCATTGGCCGCATCGAGGAAGACGGTGTGCTGAAGACTCTCGATTCCACACCAGGTGTGAAGCTGCTCGCCAACACCGAAGCAATCGGGCCACTGCCTGAGCTGACGTATCGGGTGGACTTCACGAACGTGGTCTACAACCGCAAGACCAACCAGCGCATCGAACCGTTCCGGTTCGCCGCTGCCACAAGCGCCACCACGCTGCGCTTGTCTTCGGTTGAGCGCCTGCCGCTTTAGGCACACGTACTAGGCGCCCCTACCCGTCCAAAGGTAGGACCAGTTAAGTCAAGTCGAGAATTGAGGGAACAACTATGTCTGTCGACGTGATCCATGTGCCAGGCGGTATCGGTGGCCGCTACGAGGATTACTACTTTCCTGTCCAAGCGGCGCAGGTCCGAAACCTGCTAGGCAAGATCCTGACCCATATCGAGGCCATGAACCTTCCACCGCGCGTTGAGAAGGCCAACAAAGACCTGGTCCGCCAATCCATCTGGGACTGGTGGTCCGACGCCATGGAGAACTCCACCACCTCAGCGGGCGGATGCATTGGGCCGATCGAGAACATTCGGGAAGCCCGCACATCTGACGACAAGCCAAACCGATATGTGTGGCACACGACGGTTGGAGAGCTGGCGCCCAAGGCGCCGAAGATGTTCGTCACATACAGAGACAAGCGCTGATGAGCGACGAGCAGTACTTCGGCCCCTTCTGGGTCGGCATCAAGACTCGAGATTTCTGCGGTAAGCGCCTACCGAAGCGAGATCATAAGCCGTGGATCGACGACGGCGTCTATGGGGAGATCTACTGGGGCGATAGCGCGGGGGCCCGCGAGCTCGCGCAACATCTACTCGACGCAGCGGACGCCTATGACGCACTCGCTTCGGAGTTCAACTCATGAGACCCGACGAACGCATGAACCAGCTCCAGCGAAGAGTGGTTAACCATGCCCTGGCGGATCGGATGCTGAAAGTATCGCGGGGCGAGCCGATATCCGTTATGCGGGGATGGGCCAAGGATGGAAAGACCTTTCACTTCCTTGAGCCAGACCTATCTGGCGTGGATTGGCACCATGAGATGCAGAGGCTTTGGTGGGCTTGACCTACCGCATCGGCATAGTTGGCCATAACAAGCGGGCCGCCGCGGCCCATAACCTGATGGAAGCTACTGGTGCAGCGTTCCTGTCGTTAGACAACGGATCTAAGGGCTGCAACGGCAACCACCGCCATGTACTCGAGTGGCTATCCACCAGCCCTACTGAGTGGGTAGTTGTCCTTGAGGATGACGCCCAACCCATAGACGACTTCCGCACACAGCTCGATAAAGCGCTCACCGCGGCCCCTTGTGACATTGTGTCCCTGTATTTGGGGACCAACTATCCGCGTCTATGGCAGCGCGGCATACAACGCGCCACAACCCAAGCCGACCAAACTGATTCGCCCTGGCTGGTATCCGAGCATCTACTACACGCAGTGGGGTATTGCATCCGCACCACCCTGGTACCTGATCTTCTCGACGCCCTACCTGAGATGCCCATTGACGACGCCATCACCACATGGGCCAGAGACCAAGAGCACCGCATCGCCTACACATGGCCAAGCCTCGTAGACCACGAGGATGCGGACACCTTGATCTCCAAGCGCCCCACACGTAACGCCCCACGCAAGGCCCACCGCACAGGCACACGCACCCAATGGGCTGGCCCCACCGTAGAACTGGAGTACTGCTGATGCCCGAAGAGATGACTACGGCCGCCTTTCATGTCGATGCGGGCACGTCCCGTACGGAGCGCACCACAGTAAGTGCAACGTTCGAAGTCGTGGGTTGCGAAGCCGTGATTGATCTAGGTACCTCCTAAGGGGGATTCACTAATGCCCGTCCTAGTCTGCTCACGAGGCAAGGAATACGTACACCCATCAGGCACGCACTACCTGTCCAGTCCCACCAATGTGCTGCACATCTTCAATGGTGAAACCAACGTCGCGTCCTACCGCGAATGGGACTATGCCTGGATACCCAACGGAGAACCCGGCACAGGCCAACACGTCGACAACTCGATCAACTTCAACAGGCCAGTCGGTGTCACCACCGTGGAGGAGCAGCAGAAGCGCGCGCGTCTGCAGTTGTCCCGAGATGGCCATGCCCCGCGCACCTAGAGTCTGCGCACACCCTGACTGCACAGAGCTGGTGCATGGCGCTAGGCGCTGCCCCCAGCATCAGGTAAGCGGCTGGTCCTCTAGTCCACGCACCGCATCCGCAGGACGCACAGGAACCAGCGCATGGAGACGCACCAGAGCCTACGTCCTACACCGCGACAACCACACATGCCAGATACGCGGACCACGATGCACCACCCACGCCACCGAAGTCGACCACATCAAACCAGTCAGCCTCGGCGGCACAGACTTCGCAATCAACTGCCAAGCAACCTGCCACACCTGCCACGCCTGGAAAACCGCACAGGAAGCCAACACGGCCCGGCAATGACCCCCTGGGGACCACCCCCACCCCACCCCACGCCCCGACATCGGCCAGACGCCGTCTTTTCGGCCTGTACGGGTTCCCCAGCTTTTCCGGCCCCGAAACGGGGCGTCCAAGTCCCGAAACGGGAGGTTGATGATGCCTGGACCCACCAAGAAAGATCCGAGTCTGGTTGCTCGGCGCAATAAGACGACGACCAGGGCTGTTTTGTCTGCCGATCACGACATTGAAGCGCCCGAGCTCCCTGCGGAGATCGCGTGGCATTCGATGACGAAGCGTTGGTGGGCTGATATTTGGTCGTCTCCGATGGCTCCCGAGTATGCGGAGTCGGACATCAACGGTTTGTTGCGTGTGGCGATGTTGTACAACGACTTTTGGTTGGCGGAGACAGCGAAAGAGCGGGCTGAGATTCAGGTTCGGCTCGAGAAGGCCGATGTCGACTACGGAACTAACCCGATGGCTCGGCGCCGGCTGGAATGGCAGATCGAGCAGTCGGAGGATTCGAAGGCAAAGGGACAGAAGCGCCGCGGCGTCCCCAACCCCGCCCCGATGCCAGAACCCGACTCCGATCCGCGGCTCAAGCTAGTCCAATAGTCCCGCCATGGCGGTTCTGATTGTTCCGCCGCTCGACCTGTCCTACCCGACATTGGGGCCGCAGGTCTGCCAGTTCATCGAAGAGCGGATGGTGTTCGGCCCCGGATCCCTATCGGGGCAGCCGGCACGCCTCGATGACGAGAAGCGCGGCATCATCTACCGCCTCTACGAGATCTACCCGCAAGGGCACCGGCTTGCGGGGCGGCGCAGGTTTCAGCGTGGAGCCATTGAGGTCCGTAAGGGGCTGGCGAAAACCGAGCTCGCCGCTTGGATATCGGGTTGCGAGCTGCACCCCGAGGCTCCGGTTCGGTGCGACGGGTTCGACGCCAGCGGCAATCCGGTCGGCCGGCCCGTGGAGTCGCCCGTCATTCCGATGATGGCGGTCACCGAGGAGCAGGTGGAAGAGCTCGCGTACGGCGTGCTCAAGTATGTGCTCGAAAATGGGCCTGACGCGGAACTGTTCGTGATCACTAAAGAGAAGATCATCCGAAAGGGCTGGAACGGAACCGAAGACGGCTTTGTCGTCGCGGTATCCAACGCCCCCGGATCCCGAGACGGTGCACGAACCACCTTCCAGCACTTCGATGAACCACACCGATTGTTCATGCAGCGGATGCGGGACGCGCACGAAACGATGCTCCAGAACATGCCGAAGCGGCCCCTCGAGGATCCGTGGACGCTGTACACCTCCACCGCGGGCCAGCCGGGGCAGAACAGCATCGAAGAGGATGTTCTCGCCGAAGCGGAAGCTATCGACAAAGGTGAGGTTGACGACCCCAGCCTGTTCTTCTTCCGCCGATGGGCCGGCGACGAGCACCGCGACCTATCCACTGTGGAGAACCGGATCGCAGCCGTCGCAGACGCCACCGGCCCCGTAGGGGAGTGGGGCGTCGGCCAGTTTGAGCGGATCGCAAAGGACTACGACCGCAAGGGCATCGACAAAGCCTACTGGGAACGGGTGTGGCTGAATCGGTGGCGCAAATCTGGCTACCAAGCGTTCGACATGCTCAAAGTCGAATCCCTGCGCTTCGAGGACGAAGACAAACCGTGGGGTCCGATACCGGACGCCGCGTTCGTCACCGCAGGGTTTGACGGCGCGAGGTTCCGTGACGCCACTGCACTCACCATCACGGATATCGAGACCGGACGGCAGATGCTTTTGGGCTGCTGGGAGCGCCCTGAAAACGCTGAGGACTGGGAAATCCCAGAGGATGAGGTCACGGACCTAGTCACGGACATGATGTCCCGGTATGAGGTGTGGCGCATGTACTGCGACCCGCCCCACTGGACAGAAACCGTTGCTTCATGGGCGGCCCGATTCCCCGATCAAGTTGTCGAGTGGTTCACCCAACGCAAAACGCCTATGGCCGCCGCGGTTAGGGCGTATGTCGAGGCTATCGATTCCGGGATTGTCACTTATGGCGAAAACGCCTGGCAAGAGACGCTGATCAAGCATATGGGAAACGCTGGCAGACACGAGTTGAAGCTCCTTGACGACCAGGGAGCGCCGCTGTGGATCCTCCAGAAGCAAGACGGGCGCCTCGAGGACAAGTTCGACGCAGCAATGTCCGCGGTCCTGTCCTGGACAGCCTGTGTCGATGCTCGACGATCCGGGGCTAAGCCGCGGCCGAAATCTTATGTGCCGAGGCGCATCTACTAAATGACAGAAGGGAGTCCCATGGCGTCTACACCAGAAGAATGGCTCCCCATCCTGACCAAGCGCATCGACGACAACATGCCGCGAGTCCGGCTCCTGGACCGGTATGTGTCCGGCGACGCACCGCTACCGGAGCAGTCGAAGAACACGAAAGCATCCTGGAAAGCGTTCCAGAAGATGTCCCGCACCAACTGGGGCATGCTGATACGAGACTCAGTTTCTGATCGCATCGTGCCGAACGGAATCACAGTCGACGGGTCCGCGGACTCGGAGACTGCTAAGCAGGCGCAACGCATCTACCGCGACAACCGCATGGATGCCGTTGTGCGGCAGTGGCTCGACTACGGGCTGACCTTCCGCGATTCATACCTGACTTGCTGGCAGGGAAATGACGGCCAGGCAATAATCACCGCCGATTCCCCCGAAACCATGTACGCCGCAGTAGATCCCCTGCAGCCTTGGCGAGTGCGTGCCGCGATCCGCTACTGGCGCGACATAGACGAAGAGAAAGACTTTGCGTTCGTTTGGGTGAACGGTGCGCGCCAGAAGTTCTCACGCCCCTGCTACGTGCAGAACATCAACTCCAAGCGCCTCATGACCAGAATCTCGGGCGGTTGGGAGCCTGAAACCGACCTGATCGAGACTGACGGCGCCCCACCTGTGGTTGTGTACACCAACCCGGGCGGTGCTGGGGTTTTCGAGACCCATATAGATCTCATCAACCGCATCAACTCCGGCGTTCTGCAGCGCTTGTCGACGATGGCGATGCAAGCGTTCCGTCAGCGCGCTCTAAAGAAGGAGGGAGACAAGCCCCTACCGGCGGTCGATGACAAAGGCAACGCCATCGACTATGCGGCCATCTTTGAACCAGCCCCCGGAGCGCTGTGGGATCTCCCACCAGGTGTTGACATTTGGGAATCTGCCACAACCGATGCAAGCCCCATGCTCGCCGCGTCGAAAGAAGACATCCGGCATCTCTCGGCGGCCACGAAAACGCCCCTTCCCATGCTGATGCCCGATGGCGCAAATCAGACGGCGGAAGGCGCGATGAACACCGAGAAGGGCTTCATTTTCAAGTGTGAAGCATGCCTAGCGGTAGTGAAACTCGGCCTCGAAGCCATCATCGTTAAGGCGCTAGAGACCGAAGGTGTCGCAGACGTAGGCAATGTTGAGGTGTCATTCGAGGCGCCAGCCCGTGTGACACTCTCTGAGAAGTACTCTGCCGCAGCACAAGCGGCGGCAGCAGGGGAGCCGTGGGGCTCAATTGCGCGGAACATCCTCAAGTACTCACCCGACCAGATTGCACAAGTCGAAAAGGATCGGGCCAAGGAAGAGGCGATGGCGCCACAAGTAGCGCCACCTGCTCCACAAGACTTCCCCCAGTAGGGGGTTCGCCCGTACGGGCGCCACCAATGCGAAACGCAAAGGAATTTCACATGTCTGATGTGACCCCGAATGACATGCCGGGAGCCGTAACGGAACCGGGCGAACCAGAAGGAACCGTAGACGCCATCAAGGCGCCGAAATCCGAAGCCAAAACCGATGGTTTGACCGCTGAGGAACGGCAAGAGCTGGACAGACTTCGCGCCACCCGCGTTGAGGAACGACGCTGGGAAAAGCGCGCGAAGGAAAACTACGACGACGCCACCAAGTGGCGTGAGCTCATCGAGAAGAGCGGCGGAGACAAGAAAGAGTTCGACCCAAGGGCCGAAATCGACAAGATCCGAGCCGAACTGACCACCGAACGCACCGAACGGTTGCGATCAGAGGTCGCCAGAACCACCGGAGTTGACCCTGAGGACATCAAGGGCGGCACCGAAGAAGAGATGCGCGAATCCGCCGAACGGTGGAAGGTGCGTTTCAACGCTCGACTCGAAGAAGCGATCAAGTCGAAGTCCGCACCGGCCGCAGCGCCGGCAGCCGAGGTTACTTCAGACAAGAAAGTCACCGGTCCCAAGCAGTTGACCCGTGATGACCTCAAAAACATGTCCCCCAAGGCGATTCGAGAAGCCCGCGAGAGCGGGCAGCTCGACGAGCTGATGGGGAAGTAAGCATAGGAAGGAGCCAGTCAGATGGCTGTTACCCATTTCATCCCCGAAATCTGGTCGTCCTACATTCTTGAGCGCTACATGGCCAAGAATGTGTTCGCCTCCCTCGTTGACCGCAAGTACGAAGGTGAAGCCCGCAAGGGCAACACCATCCACATCCCCGGTGTGGTCGCCCCGGCGGTCAAGGACTACAAGGCGGCTAGCCGCACCACGTCGGCAGACGCCATCAGCGACACCGGAATCGACATCCTGATCGATCAGGAGAAGAACTTCGACTTCTACGTCGACGACATCGACAACGCGCAGTCGAACGAAAACCTGCTGCCGCTGTACACCGACGCCGCCGGTGACTCGCTGGCCACCGACGCCGACCAGTTCATCGCCAACCTGCTTGTCGCCAACGCCACCGGCATGCCATGGTCGTCCAACCCCACCACGGGAGATGGCGCGTTCAACGTCGTCAAGGACGCCCGCAAGCTGATGAACAAGGCCAACGTTCCTGACGACGATCTGCGTGTCGCGGTTGTGAACGCCGAGTTCGAAGCCTTGCTGGTCGGTGCTGATTCGAAGCTCACCAGCTTCGATTCGTCCGGCGACACCGCTGGTCTGCGCAACGCCACTGTTGGAAAGCTGCTCGGATTCCGTGTGGTTACCTCGAACAACCTGCCTGAGTCTGACTCGCCGCAGGCCGTGTTCTTCCACCAGCGTGCCGCAGCGTTCGTGTCTCAGATTGACGAGGTCGAAGGCATGCGCGCACAGGACAAGTTCGCCGACCGCATCCGCGGCCTGCATGTGTACGGCGGCAAGGTCGTTCAGGCCCCCGGCGTGCTCGTCTTCAACCGGGCCGGCAGCTAGTGCTGGCATCTCCCGCTGACGTCGCCCACGCCCTAGGGCTGGAAGACGAGAACGAGCTCACCGCCTCCCAGCAGGCCCGTGTCGAGGGCCTGCTGGAGAGGGTGTCTCGAAGGTTTCAGCGGGAGGCCGGACGAACCCTGACCGCAGGGGCGGTGACCGTGCGTGCACTCACGGTGGAGGGCCGGGTACATCTACCGGACCCCCCGTCTGGAGACACTGTTACGGTCACCGACCTCTGTGGTAACACGCTCGAAGGTGTCATCGAGGGCGACTACGTTGATGTCACCCGCAACGGGTGCCCTGTCGCCACGGGTGAAATCCTTGTCGTCGAATACACCCGAGATGAGCCGCCCCAGGCCGCAATAGATGCGGTAGCGGCGATGGTCGCGCGCCACCTCACGGTGGAACCCGGTTCACCCGAATCGAAGTCCACCGACCTCACCGCGGGCGCGGATTTTCGGCAGCGTCTTGCCGACTGGGTGTCTGACACATCCTTGTTCACCGACGAGGAACTAGCGGAGGCGAGAAGCTACCGCTACCCCGTCCCTAATGTGATCATCCACCGCCTGTGACCTTCGAATCACTGGCCAGGATCCCGGTCACGTACACCCCATACACGGGTGTCACTCAGGATTCCCTAGGGAACGATGTTCCCTCATTCGGCCCCACAGTGGACCTGAAGGCGTACTCGTATGCCCCGCACCGGACTGAAGACACGGACGGGCACACCTCACGCGATATCGCAGAAGTCGATCTAGCCATGCCCCCCATGACCGTTGATCTGATGTCCCGATTCGGGATCAATGGGAAAACCTACGAGGTGGTGGGTGAACGCGACGAAACAGGCGGATTCCACGGCTGGAAGCCAGGAATCATCGTCGAGCTGAAAAGGGTGACCGGATAGTGGCCAAGTTCAGGCTGAATCGTAAGGCGCAGAGCGAATTGACGAAGGAAATCGTCGAGAAGGTCTGCGTTCCCATGATGCAGCGGGTCGCTGACGCCTGCAACCAAGAAGCGGGACTGGAAGACGGTTTCCGCGTCTCGGTAGAAGGCGATGATCCTTTGGATAAGCGCGACTACCGGGCAACAGCTATCGCCGCAACGGCAGAGGCCATCCGGTACGACCACAAGCACGACGCACTGCTACACAACTTTGGCGAGGCTGGCTGATGTTCGCCTACCACGCCCAAGTGGTCAGGGACTGGCTGGACGAAAACATGCCGGTTCGGGTGTCCACTGACGTGCCGAAAACGCGCCCAGCGCAGCTGATCACAATCGATTCAGCGCCAATCTCTAGCGGATACTCGGGAACCAAAGCCCGCGTACTCGCACGGCGCCGACTGATCATCTACTCATGGGGCGCCAACGAACTGGACGCATACAACCTGATCGAGCAGACGCGTGAATGGCTCCTCAAACTCCCCGGCAAGGGCCGCGGAGTGCACGCTGTAGACATCGCAGGGGAACCTGCCCGCCGCGATGACATCGAAAGCGAAACGCGACGGTTCGTGATGACCGTCGATGTATTAATGCGTTCAAATCCCTGAATTTACAACTAAATACACCCTTTCAAAGGCTCGGCTGCACCGATCTGCTTCTGAAAGGGGCACATCATGGCTGAAGAAGTCGGCAACGTTTTCGCCGCAGAGCCGTCCGCCGCTGGGGCCGCGTTCGTCGCCCCGCTCGGAACTACCCTCCCAACCAGTGTCGACGGAGTGCTCGATGCCGCGTTCGTCGGTCTTGGGTATGTCGGCGAGGACGGTATCACTGAAACATCGGAGCGGTCCACCGATGAGAAGAAAGACATGGGTGGCCGCATCGTCAAGGTGCTGCAGACCGAGTACAACCACTCGTTCAAATTCGTCCTCCTGGAATCGCTGAATGCCGATGTCCTCAAGGCGATCTACGGTGCTTCAAACGTCACCGTCACCCCCGCTGACGGTACTCACGGCACCCAGGTGAAGGTCCGCAAGACCAGCAAGAAGCTGCCCCACCAGACGTGGGTGTTCGACACCATCGACTCGGAGCTGTCCGCGAAGTACCGCAACTGCGTCGCAGACGGGCAGGTCATCTCTGTTGGTGATGTGACCTTGGCTAGCAAGGACACCATCGAATACGAGGTGGAACTGAAGGTCTTCGAGTCGTCCACCGGTGAATACGTGACCACGTACACCGACGACGGGCGGATCGCGGGCTCCTAATAGACGCGGCGGGGCCGAATTCCCCTGCAGCCGAGCGCGGCCCCGCCGCTCTCCAAGCGCTACGGCTGCACACAAACCCCTTGAAAGGGCGCTCATGGCTGCAAAAAACGCAACACCCTACGTCCACATCGTGGAAATCGAAGGCGTCGAAAAGAAGATCAACCTCAAACCCTTCGGGTCCGTTCCATCCGGTGTCATTCGGCGAAACCGCAAGAACCCCGAAGAGGGTATGTGGGAAATCTTTGAGTGGGGCGCGGTCTCGGAAGCCGATCTTGCTGTGTTCGACGAGCTGCCCCTAACTGAGGTGGAAGACCTTTTCACCGCCTGGCAGGAGGCCGGACAGGTCACCGTGGGGGAATAGTCGCGCTTCTCGACCTCATCGAGAAGCATGGCACCGCACTAGAATACGACCTGATCAAAGACGGGCTACGCCTACGTGACTGCCCGTCTGACGAATTCAACTGGCGCGATCTGTGGGTGTATGTCAATCACCCGGAAGAGACAAGCGCGCTATGGAAGTCCAGGAACCCGAAGTATGCGGGCTGGACTCTGACTACCCGCCTTCTGGCGATTATCGCCAATGCGCTGCGCTGGCTGGTGTGGGCGAAAACCAAGGACGGACACCGTAACCGGAACCGTCCGGTGCCAATCGGCCCTGATATGGGCGATCAGCAGTCACGCCCCGGCCTGAAAGTCAAAGCCGCGCCCCTCTCGAAGGTCAAAGAGCTACTCGGCCTTTCAGGCGAAGAGCGGCGCGAGAAGAAACTGCGAAACCTGTTCGGAAATTAGGAGGTGACACATGGCTGTTGAACTTTCATCGGGATATGTGTCTGCCACCGTCAGGTTCGATGGGGTCAACAGGGGCATCAGCAAGCTCTTTGACAACGTCCAGAAGCAGGCAGTCAGCGCGGGAAAGAGGACCGGCTCCGCATACGCTAAAGCCCTTGCCGACGAGGCGAAAACCGCTGCGGATCAAGTTAAAAAGATCTCCGAAACCGTCACGAAGTCTCGCGACAAGGAAGCGGACGCCGCCGGCAAGCTCAAGGTGGCCCTGGAGAGGCTAAATGAGGCTCGCGAGGCGGGAACCAAGGGCTCGAAGCTCACCGCTTTGTCGGAAGCGCATGCGTCGGCGATGCGTAAGCAGCAGGCCGCGGCGAGTGAACTCGCCAAGGACTTGGATGCGGTAGCACGCGCCCAGAAGCGTGCCTCCGACGCGCAGTCCGCGATCGACAAGTCGTCCAAGCCGATACGTAACCAGGTATCCAAGCTCCTCTCTGGCTCATCTGACGCCGCAGGACGTGAAGGCGGACTTGCGGGGCGCAGGTTTGGCGATTCATTCTCCAGTGCGCTACGCACAACCGGGATTGTTGCTGCGGGTACCGCGGTAGGGAACCTGGCTGCTAATGCGATGACTAAGGCTGCGAGCCTGGCCACGAGCGGTGTTTCAGCGGTTGTCACCAAGGGCTTGGACTTCGAGAAGACCATGAACACCCTCTCGGGTGTCACAGGTGCTTCGGCAGACGTGATGCAGCGGTTCCGCGACACCGCCAAGGCCCTCGGTAACGACATGACGTTGTCGAATACCTCGGCTGCTGATGCGGCGCAGGCCATGACGGAGCTTGCCAAAGCCGGTTTCTCGGTGGATGAGTCAATAACCGCGGCCAAGGGCACCCTGCAACTAGCCGCCGCCGCACAGGTGAGCGCCGGACAAGCTGCCGAGATCCAAGCCAACGCGCTACAGGCATTCGGATTGAAGGCCGACTACGCCTCTAAAGCTGCCGATGTGCTGTCCAATGCCGCCAATGCATCATCGGCAGAGATCACCGATGTCGCGTTCGCTCTTCAGGCTGGCGGTTCTGTCGCACGCCAGACGGGGGTGTCCCTCGAGGACACCGCGGCGAGCATCGCCCTGCTGGCCAACAACGGAATTAAGGGTAGCGACGCTGGAACCCTGTTGAAGTCGGCGCTTTTGAAGCTCTCCGCCCCGAGTGATCAAGCCTCGGGGGCGCTGCAAGAACTGGGCGTGAGCGCTTTCGATGCGCAGGGCAACTTCGTTGGCATGGAAGCCCTGTTCGGGCAGCTGCAGGCCGCATCCAAGCGCATGACGCCCGAAATGTATGCGATGAACACCGCCCTCGCGTTCGGATCGGATGCCGCACGTCTGGCAGGTGTGGCGGCCAAGGACGGCGCAGCAGGATTCGACAAGATGCGCGACGCCATGAACCAGGAAGGTTCAGCGTCGAAGCTGGCGGCAGCCCAAAATCAGGGCCTACCTGGCGTAATTGAGCGGCTGAAGAACGCTGCGGAAACCCTCGCCATCACGTTGTTCGAGAAGATCCAAGGCCCCCTGTCAAGCATCGGCGATGGACTGACCGGATTCACGAACAAGATGCAGGACGCTTTCGAGAACCCTGCCGTGAGCCAAGCCGCGGGGAATATCGGTTCAGCTCTGTCGACCATCGGAACCGCCTTCGGAAACGTCCTGTCTGCGGTCGGTCCGTCGTTGGTGAGCGGACTATCCGATGCGGTCAACCTGATCGTCCGGTTCAAAGATTTCCTCATCCCACTAGTGGCCGGTTTGGCCGCCTACAAGACGGTGATGCTCGCCATCACTGTCGCCACTAAGGCGTGGGCTGCCGTGCAAGCACTGTTGAATATTGCACTCACAGCCAACCCGATCGGCCTGATAATCGCCGCAATCGCCGGTTTGGTCGCCGGAATTGTGGTGCTGTACAAGCGCAACGAGACATTCAGAAACATCGTCCAGGCCACGTGGACCGCCATCAAGAACGTTATCGGGGCGGTGTGGGGCTGGCTATCCACCACCGTATTCCCGGCACTGAAAACCGCGTTCACCGCCATCGGCACAGGGGCGATGTGGCTGTGGAACAACGCCATTAAGCCAGCTTGGAACGGAATCAAGGAAGTTATCGGCCTCGCGTGGGAGGTCGCCTCCGATCTGTTCGCGAACTGGAAGCGCGCAATGGACCTGCTGGGTCAGGGCGCATTGTGGCTGTGGAATAACGCGATTTCCCCGGCATGGGAAGGCATCAAGACCGCTATCAGTGCGGCCTGGAGATTCGTGTCACCAATCTTGGATAAGTTCTCCGAGGGGTGGGACGCGCTCAAGTCCGGCATCTCTGGCGCTTCAAGCGCGATCAAAGACGCTGTTACCTCGGCATTCTCGGGACTAGCAGCGGTCATCAAGGCACCCCTGAAAGTCCTAGGAACGTTCCTGGCCGCTATCCCGTCTGAGGTATTCGGGTTCCAGATCCCCGGCGCCGACAAACTCAACTCGTGGGGTAAATCCCTACAAGGCTTCGCTGCAGGTGGCATGGTCCGCGGCGCCGGCACGGGCACAAGCGACTCAATCCTGGCGTGGCTGTCCAACGGCGAGGGTGTTGTCACTGCCAAGGGAATGAAGAACGGCGGTGCGGGCATCGTCGCAGCCCTCAACTCAGGTTGGGTGCCATCTGCCGCGTACCTGCACGACATGATGCGCGCCCCGGGGTACGCCGAGGGATTGAACCCGGGCGCGGACTACCTGCGGTCGATGGTCATGAAGATGTGGCCGCAGATCAAGAACATTTATGGCCGGCGTGCGGAAGACGGATATGGCGAGCACTCCTCCGGCAACGCCATCGACATCATGATCCCGGACTACAACTCGCCGCAAGGTATGGCACTTGGCAACACCATTGCGGCGATGTTGGCGAAGAACGCCAGCGCCCTGGATCTCAACGGATTCATCTGGCGACAGCAGAGTTACGGATACGGTGGCTCGTCCTCGTCAGGCAAGCAGATGCCCGATCGCGGCAGCCCGACTCAAAACCACATGGACCACGTGCATGTGATGTTGGGCTCCGGGCGTGGTTGGTGGAGCATCGCCCAAGCAGATCCGTGAGGCTGATGACCGCATCACTGACCTGTCCAACCGTCTAGACGTCACCGAGAAAGAGCTCGCAGACCTCGAATCCAACCCCAAGACAAAAGAGACGACCAAGGAGCGCAAACGCGACCAGGTTGACAAGCTCAAACGGGATCTACAGCAGGCGAAGGACGATCGCGGCGCACTGGATTCGAAGGGTTCCGGCGGTTTCGGCGGCGGCAACAACCCGTACGCCAAGATCATGGAAGGAAAAGCCCCAAATCCCTTCCCGACTTCGGCGGATTGGCCGATATCGGTATCGGTGGCCTCAAGGAATCCCTTCTGCCCCCCGGATTCTCTGACCCAACCCAGTGGGGATTAGTCCAGGCCGGCTCCACGCTCCTGAAGTTCTTTGGCGGCCTGCGCAACAACTCCGACGGCTCACCCCTCCTCGGCGAGGGTGGAGCGCTGTTCGCGAACATCGCCGGATCTGCCATGTCTGGATCTGGTGGCGGGATTGTCGACGCGATAAAGACCGTCATCCCAGCGCCGTTCGGCAGCATGGAGGCTAAGCAGCTTCAGGGCGCCCCAGGCGATATCAACATGGTCAACCCCGGCGCACAGCTCCCCGGCACCGGCTACGGGGACATGGGTCAGGCGTTCTCCAATAGCGGCGACGGCCGACCGGCCGGTAACGCCCCGACTATCGACCGATTGATCAATCAGTCACGGTCAACGCCAACGCAACTAACACGGATGCCGCTATTGCCAAAAACAATGCAGCCCAACTGCAACAGTACCGCCGGAGCAATAGCACGGGCACAATGCCAGGACCACGCTGATGGCACTTTCTAACCCGTGGATCCACGGTCCCGAAACCGGCGAGGACTTTAACAATCTGCCACCACACCTGCAGGGTGTGGAGACGAAGATCGTCTACGTCGGCGTGGTCCACCCGATTCACAAGAAGCGGTTCACCTGGAATCTGCTGGGATCTCATCACGGCAAAGAGGGCGTCGTAATGGCGCCGACAGCGGTGGGGCTCTTCCACACACCATTCGAAACCCTAATGTCCGAAGGGCCTTACCAGATCGGCGCCGAACCAGAACGCACCGACTGGAAAAAACGCATGATCTCCCTGGCTGTTCACGTGAATCCAGATATCGCCCCATGGGATAACAACGGCAAGCTCATCGACACCCCATTCCGGTACCGGATGATCGAGGAACGCTGGTGGGGCTCATGGTCGGCCACCGAAGACGGATATCTAGGGGTCTTCACCCGCACCCATGGATGGCGGTGGCTTCGAGTCCGCCTAGCCGAAGAGCCCAAAGACGCATGGGAACTCGATCCCGTGGCATTTGGCAACAACTTCATGACCTGGAACATGAGCATCGTTGCCACACAGCCCTACTTCGCCAAGCGAACCGAGTTCAAGACGTGGCAGAACGATATCGAAACCTCCACCCCGTGGGACAAGATTGAGGACCTGCTCAACGAATTCATTCCCGGGCTGGATGTGGGTGAAGGGGCCATTCGGGTCCCTAACCGGGGGGATATCGCGGTCTATCCGAAATTCCTCGTGTCTTCGCCTGGCAAGTGCTGGATCCAGGAAGGGGACCGGTGGGTTGAACTCCCACTCCTGAGCCCCAAAGACGGGTACATCATGGTCGACACCGATCCGAATGCCCAAACACTCACCGCAACAACCGATCCAGTTGACCCGCTATTCATGCGGATTCTGCGGAACTCGCAACTCCTCGATGTCCTCCTGCATGACCTGCTTTCGATCACTCTGCCGGTGTGGAGGCGTATGGAAGACCGATTCACCGAAGCATCGAAGATACCGCCTCGAACTCTCGCGGCAGTGAAGGTGCGCCACTCCAACGCTGATGGGAGGGTCACCATGTTTGTTCCCCAACGCTATTCGAAGGGCTTTGCGTAGCAGTGTCGGGTGATTGGTCGATTGATCTGACCGACTTCACGAGCGTGCAGGGAATTCTGGACCGGCTGCTTCGAGATACGCAGACAACGCCAGACCTCGGCGACCCGATGGTGGCATACCGCTATCTCAACGCGCGCCGGCAGGCGATGAAGGATGCCTACAAACAGCGCCCCCTTCTTCGGATCTGGGACAAGCACCATCGCTACATCGCCGACTTGGCTGGCGAAAAGTCAGTTGTTGTCGAGGAAGTCATGGCGGACTCCGGTACCGCCACCGTCGTCATCAAGCACTCCAACTGGCTGTCCAAATTCCTGCTCTACGACCGCCGCGCTGAAGAAGATATCCAATTCACGCTAGATCCAAACCCCACCAACCGTTCCTGGCAGAACCGTTGGGGCGGAAAGATCGTGAACGTCAACGCCGTCCGCGACAAAGACGGCCTGCACACCGTCGAACTCGAAATGGTGCACAACCGGGAACACGCCAAACACATCCTCGGTGGCGCCAATCCTCTACTCCCGCCGGAAATCCAATTTCCGAAGATGTTCTTCCTCCCCTGGAACATGCGCACCGCCGGCTCCATCATCATGTTCCTGAACCTCGCTCGGCAGTTCTTCCCGCTACTGAGCATTCCGACGAACATCTTCAACCCGGGTGCGTGGCTAGGAGTTCGGGACGTCATCGGCGGCCTGAACCCGTTGGCGTGGCCTATCCAGGTCCAATTCGTCAACCCACTGTTCGATCAGTCTCGTACCACAATCCTGTCGTCCCGGTGGCAAGACCTGCACACCGTTTTGGCTGCGCCGATGCAGGACGCCGGCTGCATGCTGCGCGCCTACACCTGGCTGACCGAAGATGACACCTCGCCGCACCCAGAACTGGAGGCACTCGGGGATGCGCTGGCACGCCCAACACGAAACTGCGTTGTCTTCGCATTCGAAGACAAGTCCGGGGTTACTGGGCCCACGGGGACCTTGATTGACGGCCCGCTGCGGCTCATCGCGGAGACCGCAGACGATTTGATCACCAACGCCATCGTCCCGCCCGACATGTACGACGAAGACGGCGACGGCAAAACCGATCCACTGATCAGGAAATGGCTGGGGTTCGCCCCCGCTAAGCCCAAGGTTGTTTTCCGCGAAGGGGAATACACCGGGATCATCGACGCTAAGCGGTCCATGAAGGGATCGACAGCAAAGACTGTGATGACGGGCTCCCGGTCACCGGCATGGCTGAATCAACTCCAAACATTCGGCATCAAGTACGGGCTGTCCCAGCTGTCCGCGGTCGTCAGCTATGTGATCGGCGCCTACCAGCAGCCCGGAACCCCCGGTTTGGAGGAGCTGTACCAAGGGCAGCTGGATAACACGCTGTTCGCATGGCAACGATTCACCGATCCGCGCCGCGTACTTCTCATGGGCGATCTGGGGTATCTGGAGCATTTCGAACAAGGTCAAGGGACCGCCTACACGTCAGCGGGAATCCTGGATCTACGGAACGGGCATTGGAAGACAAGGGCGTTCGTCAGCTTCAAGACAAGCATCCGCAACGGGATGCCTTGGATAGCCGATGAGCATTTCACCCTCGGCGACAGGGTGGCCTTCCAGTTGGGAAGCGTCCTGCACGTCGACCAAGTGTCGGCGATCCGCCGCTCCTACGATGCGGACTCGCCACTACTGGTTGAACTATCGCTCGGCCAGGACTTGGACGAAGAAGACCCAGTAGCCAAGTCGATGCGCACCCTCGCGGGCTTCTGGAACCTCGCCGGAACCTTCTTCGGTTCCGACTCAATGTTCTGAGTAAAGGAACGAAATTGGCTGCAGATAAGTACGTTCCGCGTGCCTTACAAGCCTATGCGGAGAAGCAGAAGGCCCAGGACGCGCAGAAAGCGGAGATGGAAAGCGCCTATCAGGACTTTCTGACGGACTGCCACTACCCGCAGGACAAAGACGGAAACCGCATGGACTCGGCGCATTTCGTGTGGCTTGTGGGTTACCACATGATCAGGTGCGGGTGGCGGCGCTCGGCGCAACCCCTCATCAAACCGCGGGCCGTTGAAGCGCCCGGGGTAGTCGAAGGCGCAATCGAATGGGTTCCTATCGACGCACCCGACGACCCCTTAGAGGGCGTCGAGAACATGACGTTCGCACAGATCAACGCCCTACCGGAGTGGCTGAAACGCAAAGCGATACAGCGACTCAACGGCAACCAAGACGCAGATGACGACCTACCCGAAATGGCCGAACCGGCATGGCGGGTGACTCCGAACATCGCCATCAAGGATGAGCGACCCATCGGGGATGACTTCGTGAAGGGAATCGAGAATGGCTGAACCGGGCGATACCCCCTACCTTGGGTCGATCCTTGCGCGCCTGCACTTCTGGGGTGTCGTCTCCGATATGGACGTACCTGGCGGCGTCACAGGCACATTCGAGCTCGCCGACCAAGACGGCGCAGTCACCATGGACGCCCTCGTAGGGCCTCCTGGTCCCGCTGGTGAGAATGCCCCCATCGTCAAGATGCAGTACCAGTCCAGCATCGACGACCCCGCCGATCTTCCCCAAAACCTCACCGACGATCCGATCGATATCGGAAAAGCCTGGTGGGTAGGCAACATCGTCTACCTGTGGGACGGCGAACACTACGTCCAGAAGCAGATGGGCACACAAGGCCCCCCGGGACCGCTGCCGAACATCACTCCCACGGTCCAACTGCTGGACCCGGACAACCCCAGTTTGACCTCGGAGATCATCGTTTCGGGTACCTCCGCCAACCCGACATGGCTCCTGAAGCTCAAAGCACCGCGGGGTCCGCAGGGCGATAACGCCACCATCCGAGACGCAACCGACTATGACGACTCGGTCGCGCCCGCCGCGGGACAGGTCATTGCCTGGAACGGTGTCGACTACGCGCCAGCCGACTTCAACCCCTTGGCGACAAGGTTCTACACCGTCCCCGAGTCTGCGTTCACCGACTTCACGGGTCTAGCCACGCGACAGACGATCGGCTCATTCATCATCCCGCCGATGCCGTTCGACTACGTACCCGTAGTGCACGGGCATTTCAAGGCCAACGGCATCGAACTCGACGCCGACCCATTCATCATCGGCTCCGAGGTCCGCATAGGGAATGCCACAAGCGGCCAGCTGATCGCCAAGGGCGCCGGCAACATGTCCTCCTGGTCCGCCCTGTTCCCGCACGCCTCATCCACGGGCTCCCCGAACACCGCTATCACCCCCGACAACGGGATAGGCATGATCCCGGCATACAGCACCGGTACAACGTCAACTTTGTACGTGAACCTCGTCAACGAGGGCATGGCGGGCTTCTACTCTTTCAACAAAGCGGGCGCACAGCTCTCAATCCTCATTGTCCCCGTCTCTCCGTTGAAGCCTGAGGACGGCTCCTAGTGCCACGGTCTTTCGACCGCACCCCAGCGCCGTTCAACGACCCCAACCAGGGCATTGAGTTCCATATCGGCACCGCTTTTCAGCAAGGGCTGGACATGTGGAAGGCGATCATCGACGCCCTTGGGGAGTTCGCCGAAAACCTTGTCAAGGAACTCATTCAGAAGCTCCTAGGCTTGGACGTTGACCCGGAACAGGCGCTCGAGGATCTATGGAACCTGCTCACCGGCTGGACTGACGATATCCCGATCCTCGGCGACATCATCCAGATCGTCAAGGACTTCCTCAACGGGAATTCATTCCCAGGTGTGCTGTCAATATCCCGCATTGCCAACATCATCCAGGCATTGTCTGCGGCTGAGATCATCCAGGATCTGATCTACGGTGCGGGTGAGTTCCTGACCGCTGAGAGCGTCACCGATAATCCGTACTTCGACTGGGATTCCGGGGTGACGCCCGGTTGGTGTCGTTCTGGGATCACCCCACGGCCGGGAACTTCTCGTGGACATCGTTGTGGTCATCGCAGGCCGCCGCCACCAAGTCCGGTGCCAGCGGCGACATCATCCGCATCAACACCGACACCCTGACTCTCTCGCCGTTAGCTGCATGATGTTCTCTCAACTGCTGCGGTACCCCGCCTTCTACGCCGTTATCGGGTTGGCGGGGTTCGGGTTCGGAATGTGGCTCCGGCACTCCCACTCGGCGGGTAGGCCGGGGCTGGATCCGCGGATCGGAGGTATCTGATGCTGCGCAAGATCAATGATTGGCTGGCCGCTATCTGGTGGTCGTACTGATGGCAAGAATGCTTGGCCGCAACGGGCACGAACCCCTGTTCTGCAAGTACGGATGGAAATGCCGCTGCGAGCGCGCAGGCAGGCCCGGCCGCCCACCCAAAGAAAGCGCGGCGGACAGGCCGTGGATCGAACTACGCGCAGTTCTCGCAGTGGTGTTTCAACAAGGGATTGGTCGTCAGTCCGACCTATTTCGTAGACAACCCCCGCGAGCTGGCCAATCTGCAATGGGCCGGTCTCGGCGCTGCGTGGTACTGGACGGTAGCCCGCCCGGACATCAACGCATTGTCGGATAAGGGCGACCTGTACACGGTAACGCTGCGAATCAACGGTGGGACCAACGGTCTCACCGACCGCCGCGACCGGTACAACCGCGCCCTTCTTCAAGGCGACGCGCTTCTACAACTACTTTCCGCCGAAGAACACGATTGATCACCGACAGAAGACCGGAACCTGCTACGTCAGGTCGCAGAGATCAGACGTAAGTCGTTGAGCCGCTGATCTACAACCTGGTGCAGCTGATTCAGTCGATCGACGGAGCTGCACATAAGGACTTGACCGTCGAGGCCGACGCCAAGCTCGGAGACCTCGAGGCCATCGGCCGTATTGCTCGTGTGGCCGCCGGGCAGGGATCGCGCACTGACGCCGCCGCAGTCGCCCATGCCAAGGCATTCCTCGCCGAGCTCGAGGCCACCAACCCTGCAGTCCTGCAGGAGTTCATCTCTCAGAAGGGACAATCATGACCGCCCAGATTCGCAAGTGGTACTACCTCATCGGCGCACTGGTGACAGCGCTCGTGCCGATTCTGGTGACCTCCGGTGTCGTCAGTGACACCCAGGGCAATGCGTGGATCAACGCCGTTGTAGCTATCGGTGGCGTTCTGGGTGCTGCGGGTCTCGGCACTGCCGGTGTGGTCTTGGGCAAGCAGATCAAGGGAGCCCCCGGTGCCGCAGCGGACAAGGCCGTCACAAGCCTGCAGGACATCCAGGCTCAGCTGAACTCCACCGCGCAGGCCGCGCAGGACCAGCTTGCCGCCGCCACCCAGGTTGCCGTGGACAGCATCACCAAGATTCAGGCCACCGTAGGCAATGTCGTCGGCCCGCAGGTTTCCCTCGGCCCGCTGGCTGCCGAGGTCATCAAGAGCGTGACTGAGTGATCCTCACCCTCGGTTCCCATGGGGAGGTAGTAGCGAGGTGGCAGCGGGTCATGTTGGCCCGGTACGCCTCCTACGCCAAAGCCGCTGACGGGGGACCACTGAAGGTCGACTCGTATTTCGGGTACGACGACCAAGCCGTCCAGAAGGAATACCAGCGCAGGACGAACCAAGCCCAGAACGGCGTTGTGTCTGATGATGACCTGATCAGGCTCGGCGTCACCCCAGTCCTGTTCACAGTCCAGGGAACTGGTGTGGACATGTGGACCGGCTACCCAGCGCCGGCGACGCCGCGACTATGGATTGTCTCGATCTATGCCATTGGCAGCCCATCGGGAACTACCCCGCTGATCCGTTCCCATAACGCAAAGCAAACCTGCCCAAACGGTCACCTATATGACGGCATTTATCACGGCAAGCGTGGCGCAGCGCGCTATTGCAAACGTTGCACCAAGGCGCGCGCCCAACGTCGTAGTCGCGACCTCCGGTCCCGAACTAACTGAAGTTGCCGCCGCGCGCTGACCTCACTTAACAACTGAATAGAGCCCTCGAAGCGCCCCATGAAAGGCGGTTCAAACAAATGTCCATCCGGGAACAACTGGCCGAGGCCGCCAAGCCGAAGCAGCGCTGCACATGCTGTGCATGGGTCGCTACGCAGAGTGCAGATGACCGTAAGGCTATTGAGGAATGGGTAGCCGAAGGGAAGTCGATTGAGGCGCTTGTCCGCGTGCTGCGGAATGAGGGTCTTCCGGTGGGGCCGATTCAGTTTCGGCGTCACGTGCGAGAGTGTGTGCGCTCTTGAGTATCCGTGATCAGCTTGCCGCTGCTGCAACCTCAGTAGAGGAGAAGCGGTACGTCCCGGAGACAACGTTCGACGGGTTTTCGGGGCACATTCAGACCCGGACGATGAAAGCCACAGATCACTTGGATCCGGTGGACTACACGGATCTGTTGAAGCAGTTCGGGTACGACCCGGATGGTAGAACACCACTGCCCTTGGATTGCGGCTCGGACTGGTACCGCGACCGCACCGGCTCCGAATCGGCCCCCGGTGGGCTCGTGTATCTCCTTGCCGCTGGCAAGATCTCCCACCTGTCAGTTGTGTAGGAGCCGCGATGAGTGAACACCCTGACGAACTCATACAGAAGTATGTCGAAGCGATGGATCAAGAACCGGGCTGGCGGGTATCAGATTTCGTGCTCATGGTCGGTTTCGAGAGAGTCCAAGCGGACGGCACTATAGAGCACACCTACGGCGTGTACGAAGGTGAGAACCAATCACCCTGGGCCACACACGGTTTAGTCGCCAACGGTATAGAACACCTAGAACGAACTGAGTGACTACGGCTGGCTGTTCCAATGGGCTAGGTCTTCATCGTCGATCAGTGTGACGACGATCTGGGCGATCCGCTCATCACTCTCGTCAGTGCCGTAGTCCACGATCCACGCCCAGATGTCGTAGCCGCCGTCGCCGAATCCTGCCGAAAACTGCACCCCGGACCCGTACTTACTGAATAGGTTGTGACCACTACCGATTCCTGGATACTTGGCTGGGGCAAAAGCGGGGTCGGTGATCGCGGCCATGGCCGAGTCGACCGAGACGCCGCCGATGCGTTCCCATCGACCGTTGCGGCCCGGGGCTGGTGTTGGTGGTTGACCCATCCCTCAATTTTACGGCGCTACAGCAGTCGGAGTCTCGGTATGAAAGGCCCCCGCGTAAGAGAGCTGAACGCGGGGGCCGATCCAACGTACCCCGCTCTCTCTGACATCATCCGAGGTTGTATCGCACAGGGGAGGGTCCCATGACGTTTATTAAGTATCAAAACATCATGCCGAGCGGCTGCTACTGATGGCGCTCCATCCATCTGATTGGGCGTGGATCACTATGGCTGCCGGGATCGTCGCCTACGAGATAGCCTGCCCACCCGGGGAGCTGCTATCGGACGCCACTACCCGCTACGGGCAGTCCCACATGTTCCTCAGCTCCGCCGTGATCGGGGTAGTGGCCGTGCATCTGCTGCGCACCACCGGCCTGCTGCGGTTCCTCCCCGAACAGCTCGACCTAATCCATTTGTTGGCTTCACTGAAATGAGAGGACACCGCTATGTGCAGAGTTGAGACCTGGAAGTGTGAGCCGATAGTGGAGACTTCGCGGTGAACATGGCCGATTGGCAGCTGCCGCCACTTGCTCAAGACGGCTGGGGCCTCGCGACCTGGGTAGTAATCGCTTTCGTCGTCATGTGTTTCCTCGGAATCCTGTGGACGCTGCAACACTTCGACCTCAAAGCCATCCGGCACCAAACAGAGAACTCCCACGACACCAACCTGCGTGACGACATCGACGAGATACGCGAGATGGTCCGCGACGGAATGGCCGACATCCGCAGCGACATCTCCGGTATCCGAAAAGACATCGGAGGACTGCGCGGAGAGCTGCGCACCGAACGCGAAGAACGCATCGAATCCGATGCCCGCATATGGCGAGGTCCCTGGAAGGCTTAGACCCCGCCGCTAGCGGCTACCGCCAATAGAATTGGGGTATGTTCACCGTCGCGCAGCAGCCTAAGGCAATCAATGACTTGCCAGACGACATGCTTGTGATGACCGAAGACGGCGAATCACCAATGAGTGATGCGAACCTATACATCGCCCCGGCATGCCGCACCGAACTGGCAGACACTCACGTCCTGCTCGTCACGCGGTTCGGAAACAATGCCGTCAGGACATCACCCCGGAAGAGCCTGGCGTGACCGAGCGGTTCAGGTTAGAGAACAGACCGCAATCGAATCTGGTTAGCCCCCTCGCTTCACAGCCCCCCCGGCTCCCGTGCTTCCCCCCAGCATGGTTGAGCCGGGGGCTTTTTTGCGTTCTAGCCCGGCTGGTGCCAGCCCTGGACTTCGAGTGCGTCGTACGACACCGCGGACTGCCTATCTGGGTGGCCGGGGACTGTAGACCACAGGTGACCTGGCGTTCAGGGGCGTGGCGGGGGATCGGCTAGAGTCGTCACCTGCTGGGGGCGGTAGCTCAGTTGGTTAGAGCCGTGGACTCATAATCCATTGGTCGCGGGTTCGAGCCCCGCCCGCCCCACTTCATCGGCTGTTTTTGGCGTTTGTAGGGTCCAATCCATCGTTTATTCATCGCTTATGGTGGCGTCTAGCAGGTCTGCGACCTCGTGATGCACCTTGCCCCTGGCCATGTAGCGGTCCTGCGTCATGCTGACTTTCGCGTGTCCGAGCTGATCGGCTCCGACCCGTGCAGACAACCCGTTGTCATCGATCAGGGTGGCCATCGTCTTGCGGAAAGAGTGGGTAGTGACCCCGGGGACGCCCAGGTCGTCGCGTACGGCACGCCACTGTTTCCCGAAGTTGTTCGGGTCGCGCCATGTGCCCGCCGTGGACGGGAAGATCATCAGCTGCTGACCGACGTAATCGCGCCCTTGCCGATGACGAAGCGCAGTGACGGCAAACGAAGGCAGCGCCACCGTGCGCATGCCTGCTGCCGTCTTCGCCTCATCGATCCGCTGCAGACCCGCACCAGTTGCACGGACCAACTTGCCCGTCACTGTGAGGGTGCCTGCATTGGCGTCGAAGTCCGACCACCTCAACGCCAATAACTCGGATCGGCGGAGCCCGGTCGCCATCAGAATGATGAGTGGGTCAGCGAGGTCGTTGCCTGCGCAGTATTCGGATGCTCGGATCTCAGCGAGTAGCGTTCGCAACTGATCAGCGCTCAGGGCTGTTGCGCCCTTTGGCCGTGTCTTGCTTCGCAGCGATTGCACGTCACGTACGGGATTGGCTGGGATCACGTTGGCCATGACCGCAAGCTGGAGGCCACCCTGCAGGATTGTTTTCGCTTGCCTGGCCATCGTTGTGCCGTGGGCGGTACGCATGGACCGTAGGGCCGCGTCCATCCTCGCGGCGTGAGCTTCGCTGACTCGTACGCCGCCGAGGAAGTTTCGGAGTTTGTCCGATGCGAACTTGTACGTAGCGACAGTGGCGGGGGACCGGCCGTCATCTGACAACCGTCCGATGTGTTGATCGACCAGCGCCATCACGAGCGTGTCGTAGCCGATGGTGTCAGTATCAGCTGGAAGCCGACGGTCGGACAGTGCTTCGATGAGCGCATCCTCGGCTAGCTTGCCGTGCTTGTCGAAGTCATCGACCGGACCGCGTCGTTCAACGATTCGTGTGACCCCGTCACTGTCTCGATAGCGGCATCGCGCTACCCAAACGCCGCCGCCGACATACTGTCGGCTGATCTTGCCGTGCTGCCCAATTCGCAGCGGAGGTCGTCCTGCCACAGGTGTTTCTTCCGTTCGTGGTGCTAGCGTGCGTCGAGCACGGCGTCAGCGTCCGACAACAGGGAATTTTCCCATGCCACAACGTCGGACAAGCGGTAGCGGACGTGCCTGCCGAACCGTGCGTAGCGCGGTCCAGTTCGCTTCGTCGCCCACTCCGCTGGAGTCTTCGCCGGTACATTGAGGCGCTCGGCAAGTTCTTTCCTGCTCAGCCAGATCGATTCGTTCGTTTCGCTCATGCAGCCATCGAAACTGGTCCCTGTAATCCCTGGTCGACCGATACTGGCTTCCCTGTAATCGACTCCGGGACAGTGCTTTCCTGATCGTGAAGACACGATCAGGCGGCGATCATCGCCGGGAGAACGATAAGGACCGATCACGGATGGCATCAATGCCCTCACCGCCGAAGCGGAGCATTAACTCATGGCGTAGGACGTACCAATCGGTCTGGGACGAGCACGCGTTGAACTACCGTGCTCATGACGCGTGGTTCCGCGTCTTTGCTTTCGCGGTGGCGAGGGCCGGGGCTAACGGGCATGCACCGTGCCCCCAAGGTGAGATCGCAAAGGTGCTCGGTCGCCCGCGTAACGAAGGTATGTGGATTCCAGCATCTCCCAGTGGTGTTTCGCAGGCAATCTCGCTCGCGAAGGAAAAAGGGTTGTTGCACAACACCTCTCACGCACGGTGCTTGGTTCTCCCTTCGCATGCTTGGGCTGGAGGATTGGGGTCAGCGGTCAGGCAGTGCCCGGTACACGGATAACGCTCGCCACCACATGCGACGTGTGACAAGGCTAAATAGATATAGAACCGGTCGCTGTTTCCGCAGGTAGAAGAAAATTTCCTTTAGGCGGAGCCGCAAGCGGATTGCGGTGCGTCCTTCTGTTCCGCCCGGCGTGGTTTTCGATTGTCCGTCTTGGTCTGGTTGCTGTATCTGCAGGTCGCGGCGATCAGGAGTATTAGGCAATCAGGTACGAAATCTCCTCCCGTGCAATAGAAGACAAAGTCATTCACTGCGTCTACGCTGCGCAAGCAACATCTTTCACCGTCAGCGTGGAGAGGCATAGAGGAAACGAGCAGCCGTGTCTGAATCACGTATACAAGCGTTGGTTATCCGACCTGATCAGGCTTACGAAGTCCGCAAACTTGACGACAAGCCAAGCGCCTACAGAAAGCTGGTCGGCGACACCGATGGGACCTTCGAGGTCGCCAACATCACCATCTGGTGCAGCAACAGGCCGGGCCCGTTCAACTCGATGGCCAGCTTCCTCTGGTGGAAGCTGGAGCCCGCTATCGCCGAACTCGAGCGCCTGGACGGCACTGTCGTCATCACCGGTCTACCCGACGAGGCTGGCTACCCCACGCCCCTCCCTGACAACATCCTGGAGACGTACCGCAACCTGGAAGCCAGCCAACTGCCATGGCGCTTTCCTACCGACGAGGGCGGCGAATCAAGCGACGCTCGGTAGCAACGGATCGGCGACGTACGCGGGGCCGCGACATGCACATGTCAGGTGTGTAGCAGGTTTGCGGCAGGAGGCATGAGCCGAGCTGCGACCGGCTCTCATTGAGCATCGCTTTGCCCCCGAACTGGAAAGTAGGAGCAAAAGTCCTGCCCACCCCAATGACCTAAGGTGTTCCCGAAGCGGATTGAAAATGTAAGCGGTCCATCGAATTCCGCTGGGGAGAGGGGGCCGGATTTGCGTGAGTGTCTGGTGTAACAACGGCTTCAGGGTGCCCCCCCAGGCGACGAAGTAGAGACACTCTAGAGGCAGGAAGTCAATCGTCGAGGTGGTCGGAGCGCATCAGCGTCTTCCTGAGCCCCTTACAGACAAGCCATTCGAGAGCTTCAGTACCGAGAGAATCAGGGCTCGACAGGAGGATGCGGTGCATGACGTCTCGGTCTTGCAGCGCAGGCGGCAGTCCTGGCGGTAGTTCATCGACTGTGTCGAGAAAGGCCGTGACCATCTCGGGCCAATCCGGGCCGCTCCACCAATGCGGCGCAACCAGGTTCGCGAAGGTCACGTACTTCACCAGTACTTCCCTCAGCCCGTCCTCGGAGATCTGGTTTGAAATCCATTCCGCCTTCTTCTGAACCGCGCCGCACCACTCTTCGTAGTACGGTCCTAGCAGGTCAGTGACATCGCGATGGCACAGCTCTGTGCCTTCCCAACGTCCAACGCGCAGCTGACCAGGTTCCGTCAACCGTTGAACGACGCGTTCCAGGTCGAAACCTGATCTGAACTCTTCCAACATGATTCGTGTGACCTTGATGTTGGCCGCGAACATCTCTCCGTCGCTGATTCGCCGTATTCTGTGCGGAGGTCTGTGGATGTGTGCCTCTTCGACGGTTGACCACTGGCCGCGCCAGAAATCGTGGGCTAGCCCGATCGCTATCAACCCGTCAACTTCGTCTGTCGACAATTCCGTCGGCCGGCTCATTGGTCCTCCTTACCTGCGTGAAGATCCTCGGCCAGCACCCGATAGACCGTTGCCCGGCTCACACCGAGTGTGTTCGCGATTGTCAGTACGGGCTCGCCTGCTAGGTGCATACGTTGCGCCAATGCAGCCTTTGCGTTGTCAAGAGCTTTTGGTCGACCGATGTGCTGGCCCCGCGCCCGACGGGACTCTCGTGCCGCAGCTCGGCGCTCTCGACCAAGCTCGAGCTCGAGCTCAGCAAGGCTCGCTAGCACCCCAGCGATCATGCGGCCGGTTGCATTTGAGCTGTCGATGCCTTCACGGAGAGAATGCAACACGATTTCCCGCTCGGCTAGGTCGCGGATGGTGGCCATCACCTCCGCTGCATTCCTACCAAGGCGATCGATGCCAACGACGACGATGCCGTCGCCGGGGCGGGCGTAATCCAGTAGGGCGGCAAGACCTGGACGCTGCTCACGTGTGGAGGTCCCCGACAGTTTGTCTTTGTAGATGCGGTCGGGCCCGACTCCGGCTTCGGTCAGTGCGTCGAGTTGCTGGTCCAGGGACTGATGAGCGGTGGACACTCGCGCGTAGCCCAGCAGTACACCAGTGTCGGCCGTCGTCGATGTGTCCATTTTCCAAGCCTGTCTCAAATCTATCGCACATGCAAGGTTTTGCGACCATTGTTTTGAGGCGAGTTTTGCGACAGCTTGACCTCGGTGTATTTGCGCTGCTGTGATACTCGCCGGTCGCTGTCCGAAACTAAAGATTTGAGACAGAGAGGCAGAGCAGCCTACGAAGCCCGTAGTGCAGTCTGGCTGGTGCCGCCTCATCTGCACTATCCGGAGTTTGTCGAAGCAACCACAGATAGTCCGAGTGGCGATTTGGTGTGCCCAGTTCTCCTAAGGTGATGGTGCTAGATGGCACACGACTACCCCGACGATCACTGTCGAGCGCAGGCGGAAAGAGGTCAACACAGAGTGGATCTGAAGATTGATCATTGGATACGTGGGCAGGACGAGGACGGTGCGGTGTCTTTGGCTCGAACCCTGTGCATGGCCGAGCGAGGGCGCCTCGGACTGCCACTGGATACTGTCGCCATCAGCGGAAGAGTCAAGACAGCCGATGAAGGCATTGATGGGCGCACGAAATTCCCCGAGACGGCTGACACGGACTTCCCGCGAGGGCACAACGTCTGGCAAATCAAGAGCGGAAAGACGGCCCCTTCGGTCTCTAAAGAAATCAATCCGACGAAACACGCGGCGCTCATCGAGGCAATCAAGAACGGCGCTGACTACGTGTTGTTTTGGACCAACGACCCGATCGATAAACAACGAAAGGCAGTCACAACGGCGTTCACAAACGCGGTCAAGAAGATTCGAGCTGACGCTAACGTCGTCACGATTTTTGCCGACGAGATCGAGCAACTCTGCTACCAACATGTTGCTGTACTCGCTCAACATGGGCCGATGCCGATCAGCGGCTTGGTGGGTCTCGAGGTGTGGGCGCGCGGGTTTTCGCCGATTGAATTCGAACCGGACGCGCCACGCCTCGCAGCGATCGACGCTGTCCGCCAACACGTCGCGGTCCGCAACGAACCGAACGCAATTCTCGTCTACGGAGACACCGGCGTTGGCAAAAGTCGCCTTGTCTACGAGGCTCTCGCTCAAGACGGCGTACGTGAACGCGTTCTTGTCGCACGCGACCCAAGCGGATGGAATCAGGGGCTCCTATCTGACATCGCGAACACCCCCGGCAGCTCTCTTATCTTGGTAGTTGACGACTGCGATGCCGACGAGCGGCGCAGGCTCAACAACCTGGTCGGACTGTGCCAAGGCCGCATTAGGCTCATCACGACTGGACCTCGCACGACCCGCGAGCGAGCGATCGAAGACCGTCGCCGGCTCGAACTGCTTCCCCTCGAGGCTCAGGCCAGCAAGAACATCGCGTTGTCGAGGGGGCTCGACGAGCAACAAGCGTCCCTCGTCGCGAGTCTCACTGACGGCTATCCGGGTCTCGCAGATGCGCTTGCTATCGCGCTCGCGAACGGCGGACCAGACTCCACACTGTTGGAGCAAATTCGCGCAGACGATGCTATCGGCCCAGTCTTTGCAACACTGATCAGTGACGACGAAGTTCCCGCCCTTGGGCTGGTGGCTTTATTCGAACGCCTCGGGTTCGAAGGTGACTTGGCACTTGAGTTGCGATTGGCCTGCGAAGTCTTTGACATCGACGAGGCTTCAGTGCGCGGGGTGGCCGACCGAGAATTGCGGCGTTTTGTATCGACTGCCGGACGCTATCGTCGGGTGACCCCGAGAATCTTCGCCGTCTGGCTCGCGGCACGGTTCTTGCAGCTGCGTTCGACCACGATTGCTGACGAGCTCGACAAACTGCCTGAAGTTCTGCGGGAACGGATCGTAGACCAGATGCGACAGTTCGCCGGAGACCCGGTAGTTTCGCGCACCCTTGGGGTGCTTCTGGAGGAAGCCCCTTTTACGGACGGCGCCATAGCTGACGTGGACGATGGCGCCGCTCGACTTTTACACGTCGCGTCCATTGTGGATCCGGCAACTGCGATGCTGACAATCGAACGGATCATGAACGGAGTAACCACCGAGCAACTCGCCTCGGTTCGAAGTGGCCGCCGCGACCTCGTTCAAGCGATCGAGGTGTTGCTCTGGTCTGGTGACCTATTCGAGCGGGCCGCTACTGCAGCTTTGCGACTCGCGATGGCTGAAAACGAGCAGTGGTCGAACAATGCGACCGGCGCGGTTCAGGGCATATACCGAGTCTTCCTTGGCGGAACAGGCGCAGATTACGCACGAAGGATTAGTTGGACACGAGAAGCGCTGAGGGCTCACGGGCAAGCCGCGACACGGATTGTTATTCCCGGCCTCGCATCGGCTTTCGACCCCCACGAAACCCGCTTCGCGACAGACTTTGGTGGCCGAGTGCCGCCGATCGAGTGGCGACCAGCCACGTTCGCGGAAGAGGCTGCTGCACGTATGTCAGCGTGGGAATTGCTAATCGAGATCGCACGTAATGAGTTGGATTCGCGCGATTCGGTTGCACGCTCTCTCGCCCAAGGACTCCGCACTGCGTTGTCGCGCGGCATCCCCACCGAAGCGCTTGCGTCGCTCGGCGAAGTTGAATGGCCTCCGCGCGGGCGCGCAGAACTGATCGAAGCTCTCAATCACGCACGCACATACGACGAGCCAGATCCAGAACTCGACGCCAAAATTTTCGATCGCATCACACATCTAACTGGTGAAGGCATATATCAGCGCGCTGCTTATGTCTTCGCAGCTTCCGTCTGGGAGCTCTCCGAGGACCTCGACGAGCGCGTTGCTGGCCTGCCAGGACCGCTTGTCAATCTCGTTGAGGAAACGGCAGTTGGAGGAGTGGCCGTCTGGCGGCAGATCATCGAAATCGCAAAGGACGGAAACGCGGATACTGCGAGCAGATTCTTTGAAGAGCTTGCGAAGCGGGCCCCTAGCGTTGAGTTCGAGGTTGAGATGGAGACGCTCCCGCAGCCCCCACTTCCGGCGTTAGTGGGTTATCTTCGTGGCCTCGCCATGGTTGATGCGGTAGATCCGGTGGTAGTACTCGAAAGATGGATCACCAGCAAGGACCTGGGAAAGGCGGTACTTCAGGGCATCCACCTGTTACCCGCGACCGATGTGCTTGCCGAGCTCGCGATCAAAGCGGTTAGGCAAGGGTCGGCGCCCGCCGAGGAGGTTGGCCGCTTCCTGTATGGCGGCTGGACTCGTCCGCTCAGCGCCGATGCGGTGGCCGGTCTGCTGGAACTGCTGGTCGAAGCAGCACGGAACCAAATTCGAGATGGCAACGACAACCGCGTGCACCGCACGTTGGATCAAGCTCTTGGCATAGCGGATCAGTGGACTGAAGTCACTCCAGTTCCCCCTGTCGGTTCCCGGCTCAGGTCGGTCTTGACCGATCTACTCACCATCTCGGAAGCAGCAGAAGGCACTCCTGGCGGTTCCACAATGGTGGATCTTCACGTCGGTAACATCCTTCCGCGCCTGGGCCTGACTACCGCGGAACGACTAGAAATGCTGCTGCGACGCCTTCAATCACTGAACTCATTTCCGTCCGATTACGTTCTGAGCGAGCTGGACGAGCTCAGTCGTGCTGAACCGGTCGTGGTGGTGCCAGCGATAGTCGAGTTTTTGGAGGCTAGCGCGGATGGCACCTTTCACCGATGGTCGTTGTGGCTTGACGACGCCAAGGTCCTAAGCCGTATTCAGCGGGTGATCGGGCCCGATCAGCTCCTTCCTCTAGTAGCCGATATCGACGACCCGAAGATCTGGTCTCAACTAATTGGTCATGTCGCGTTTGATACTGACGAGCCCGACCCTTTGCTAGTTGCGATTCTTGGCACGTCCGACGATGCAGAACTGCGTGGAGCGGCGACGGTCCGATTCATGCACCCGCATTCGACCGCGTGGGGACCTGAGTCCGACAATCTCAAAGGTCGACGCGAGACGGCCAGTCAATGGAGTGCCTTGCCTGGACAGCCGCGACTTTTCACCGAATGGCTCGCTGGAGTTGTCGAAGCGCTGGACCAAGCGATCAGTTCGGCGGAGCTGCGCGAAGCCGAGGAACGGTGACAACCATCGAACGCTCGCCATCACCAAGCCATCATTTATCCACCCTCGTATGAGTTCGAGGACACCGCTGGTGGGCGCGATTGCCTCGGTGGTGGCGCGGTTTGCAAGCCACTGATGACTAAGTCGAGGACGAAGCCCCAAGGTGCCATGCTGGTGGGCGGTTACGACAGCTAATTGACTCGGAAACTGCGTGGATCGACCGATGTTGACTGAGAAGATCAGAAGTGTGAGCAGGAACTTGTACTCGGATCGGCACGGCCGCGGAACACCTCAGACTGCCCAGAACCTTTCTTCTACGACGAAGGATGCGCTACTGAACTTCGTGCGATCCCGCGTTGAAGCGAACTGGCTCGCGGAGTCGTTTCCCGAGCATTGCTACGACGGGAACGGCATAACCGGCAGCGATCGCGATGCAGTCGTGTCCTACTTGGGCGCAGTAGTGCCGCAGATCAAATGGCCGTTGTCAGTCAACCGAGACGCCAGCGACGACGCTGTGTTCGATCTCCTTGAAGTAGTAGCGCAGAAGATTTCATTGCCGAAGCGCGCGGAGTGGCATGGCTTCTTCAAGCACCATGAGCTGGAGTTCGACGGAGATGCAGGGAAGATCGATTTCCGCGACGCCGTCAACATGATCCTCAGCGGAGGCGGTTCTGCATTCGCGATGGACATCCGAGGGGAGGTGCAGCGGATCATCCCCGAGGAGGTCGTTCATTCACTCGATTCGCTTCAAGTACCGACGGGCGATGAAGTTCTCGACAATCTACTAGCGGAAGCGCATCGTCTGTACGTGTCGCGCCGTGCAGCGGACCGCTACTTGGCACTAGAGAAGCTATGGGATGGTTTTGAGCGGTTGAAGACAATCGACGGCTGGACCAAATCGACTGGTGCTGATCGGCTTGCCGCGAACGTTGAACCGCCCGAACTGCGCGACTCCGTCAAGGCGGAGATGTTGGAACTAACGCGGATCGGCAACCAGTTCCAGATTCGGCACCATGAAACCGACAAGATCGGTGTCCCGGTCGCGGCTCAGGACTACTTGATGCGACGCATGTCTGCCGTGATTGCTCTCCTCATCGAGGCCCGCGAGCGATCTGTGGGCTAGCACCTGTGCATAGCCGTTGACGGATCGTGAGTGTCAGCGGCCTATGTGCGCGCTTCGCCAATGCCGGACGAGGCAGAAGGCCATCGGTTATTCACCGATAATGGCCGGGAATCGACAGGAATCGTCCGGTGCTCACCGGAGGACGCGACGGTTTATGTGCCTGGTGCGCAAGCGAATCCCGAATCAGTGGGAATAGTCAGGATCCGTGCTCCGGTAATCCCTTGGTCGCGGGTTCGAGCCCCGCCCGCCCTACAAGAGAGACAGGTTTTCAAGGTCACCCATCTTGAGTCGTGGTCTTCATCGTTGTACGGATTGCGCGGTCCAGCAAGCGATGGATGGCAACAGATCCCCCACTGCGGGAGCGTTCGATGATGTCATCCCATCAATGCGCGAGTCCCTCGAAAACAAGAGGCGGAGGACCCGCATAGCGCAAGCGAGGCCTCAAGACCACAGTGTGGTCCGCGGTATAACTGAATGTGGTTATGGAAGTCGGATGCGACTACTTGTCACCTTCAAATTTTGGGCATGAGAAGTGTCGTAGTGAACCATGATTTGCATGTAGTGCACCACCCATCGCGGCCCTCGGCCGTCACCGCTGGGAACACAGTGCCGCATTGGGCGCATCCGAAGTGGGGGTGTTGTGCGCAACCACGGCTGGTCGCTTGTGCGACTTGCAGTGGGAGCGCTTCCGGCTTGAAGTCGACGGTGCCAGATCCATCGTGTTGTTCAATACGATATTTGTCCTCGCGGCTGATCAGGCGCGTGTAGTCAGTTCTGTAAGGCTGAATGGGGACGATCTCGCCCGCAGGCATCAGCTGGGTGACATCGTCCACGCTGAGTCCCTGCCGTGGCACAAATTTGTAGTGCCACCTGCCGCAGAACCCTTTGTCTGAAACAGGGCAGTGATCGAATGCGTTGATGTCGCAGCGCTCGAACACCAGCGTAGAAATTCCGAGGGCAGTTGCCTCATGAGGCTTCGGCAGCGCTTGTGCCCAATAGTCGATCCTTAGTGTGGTACTGAGCGAGGAAATGTGGCCCCACCACTGTGGACGTCTTTCGGCCGTGGTGAACCACAGCGGGTGCCATCCAGCGTTGGCGGACCTCCGAGTACGAGACTTAGCCGCAGCCAAGTGGAGCGCTGATCTCTGTACTTCCACTCCTATATTTACTGTCGCGGTGATTGCTGCGTCCAGGCGCGTGCCGTTGCCTGTAGATAGTTCGCGGGTCACTGCGTAGCCAGCCGATTCAGCGGCTCGAACAAAGTAGTCAGTCTGCCTACGATGCTCGTCGCTCATGGTGGCGATGCGGTGCGGGCCGTGGGCGTGTCCGCTGAAATGGGAGGCAAAATAGTTGCCCTTGGAACTGCGCTTGACGTACAGGCTGGCCTCTTCTGGTCTAGCCCCGAGACACAGTAGTTGCGGCTCGTCATCTCGACGGATTTGCCCCTGCAGCGCAATGACAGACTGATAGTCATCGGAGCTGAGCTTAGCCAGGTCGATCTCTCGGTTCTCGCGGACGAGGAGCGCACGTGTCGTCATGTGGGCGGTCCTCCTCGCCATGCACGTGAAACGGTCTGATGTCGTAGATCATTGCACTGGAGAGTGACAAACGAGATCAGAATCTGTAAGCCCTCGGAAACTCCTGCGGTCCGTGTTGCGGGTTGTCCCATTTTTTGAGAAAGGGCGGTGCCCCAATACCGTCTCGACCGTTGCCGGTCATTCGGGGTTCGAGATGGGCTAGTCAAACATTTCCTTCTGCTTTTCCGTCGCCGCTTCACGTGCGGATTGGTACATCGCTTCGATGCTGAAAGCCTCAACTTTTTCAACTGTTCGCCACTCCCAGGCGAGCCACGTCCCGACAATGAGTGCGCTTATCTGCCAAACGGCTGGCATCGGTAGGGCGACAACGCTCAAAAACCAAAGAAGCAGAGGCGCGCACCCTAGGTCGCGGATCACCCGTTTACGTCTGTCCGCACTGTTACTTGCTGTGATCCGTGACGCCTCTTCCATCTGGTGTCCCTTGGTGATCGCCACCAGCTTCCTCATGTGCCGCAGCCGGTCCCAGAAGACCAGGACGAGTGTGGCCCACACGCCAACCGTGACCGCCAGCGCGATCCAAGCTTCGGCCCCGTAGTCGTTCCAGTCGACTTGGAATGGGTTTAGCTCAGTTTCACGAACTTGCTGGTCGGCAGTGATCGCCCATATGACGGCTGCGGGCACCGCCGGAATGAGCAGCGATTCGGCGGATGTGAGCCAATCAAGCCGCCGCCGGTACTTCTCGACGATGGCAGGCCCGTCTGTGTGCGATTTCATTGTTCGACGTTTCACGGTACGCCGTCGTTCCAGCAGGCCGAGGCTTTACATCGTTAACAGCGGCCTTAATAGGAAAATAGATCCGGCAGGCCCGATTCACTGCAGCCTGGCGGCGTCACCGGATCGCGAACTAGATCTGCGTTGTGGCATTTGTGGTGTGACGGGATTCGGCGGGTTACCCGGGCGCTTTCACGTGCTGCGTCTAGGCTGCGGCCTGTGGTCAGCGCGGAACCAGCAGATGCCGAGGCGTCGACAGCCGAGGCAGCGGATATAGATGAGACCCCGTTTATTGGTGTTGAGGAACCTGCCGGGTACCTGTATCACTACACCAGCGCTGCGGGGTTGATTGGCATCGTGGACAGCCGACGCAACGAGATAGCTTCCCGCCAACTGACCTTTTTCGCATCGGATCTGCTGTTGATGAACGACATCTCCGAACTCGCGTTCGGCTTAGGGATCGTGCGCGAGCACGCCGAGCTTATTGCGCAAGGCGAAGAGTCGATCAAGGCCATCTCGGACTGGTTGTCGACGGTGGATAAGTATCTTAAGGCGCCGACCCTTGATTCGCTTCGCCTGGAGCCACGTCCATCCGTGTGTGCGGCTAGCTTTACGACTAGCGACGATCTCTTGAGTCAGTGGGTCACATATGGAGCGGGCGGTGGGTTCGCTCTCGGGCTGGACTCCCGGACCTTGAGCAAGGGCAAGTACACCGGTCACAACGTCAGGACCGGCGAATCGCACGCGTTCAGGTCCGCCCTGATGCGCGTCTACTACGGCGATGAGGCGCGAAGCAGAATCAAAGAGATTCCGCTCTTCACCGGGCCAGGCACACTCGGACTGCCGATCCTTACGATCCTGCAGTCCTTGGTTTCGGGATTTGAGGCCCTCAGTGACTGGTCCAAAGACCCTCAGAAAAGAAAGCCTGCCAACGTTGTTGAACATGCTTCGACAGCCGTCGGGATCGGATTCGCAGCGCAGTCCAAACACGATGCGTTCGCGGCAGAGAAGGAGTGGCGTCTGCTTGTAGGTGGCGAGAGCCTCGGAGACCTCGTGAAGCTACTTAGCGGGCATTATCCGCCGAACTTTCGCACCTCCGGAACTCGGCTGCTGCCTTATCGGCCGATCACGATCACCGCGACAGACGGCCAGCCTGTAATCCGCGACCTGATCGTTGGCCCGGCACCGGATCAAGTGCAGCATGTTCATGCAGCGCAACAGCTACTTATCGCTAACGGTCACGACCCGAGCGTCGTGCGGGCATCGCCGATTCCGTATAGGGGTTGGTGATCGTGCTATTCAGTGCACCGACGACATCGAGACAGTTCCTGTCGCGCCGACGCGGCAGCACTTGCAACGAAAGATGTTGCAAACCATCATCTTCGGGTGAATGTGTATTCCTGCGCCGTGACATGGCGGGTCGAATTCTGCCTGTCTGGTGGCTCGGTCCAGCAGTTGGGCCGCGCGTTGAGCTGGGGGATTGCCTGTAGCCGCCAATGGCGGCGAGACACAGGAATGCCGTCGAACCTCTTGCACGGGTTGTCGGCCAGCTCGCGGACGCTTTGCCATTCCAACTTGGCGCTACCAATACAAGAAAAACGGCACTGAATAAGTCAGTTCAGCACCACCACCAAGGAGCAATCCGAATCTAATTTCCGTATGCAGAGTAGTTGTCTATCAAATCTTGAATCGACGAATCTAGCTGGGCTGAGCGTTGGGTAAGCGAACCCCGTTTGTAGGCTGCGACTAGAACGCCCTGGCGCCATCGACGTTCACGCTCATCCCGCGACCGGTCGCATCGTTCGTAAATGTGGTGCCCTCACTGGTCGGCGTGATGGTCCAACCTAGAGCGTGATAGAGCGTTCCGTAATTCAAAGTGTGGGTTTGCAGCTGGCCCCCGTCGCCGACTGTCCAATCCATGATCCCGCCGGACGTGATCATCACCACGTTGGTTGGCACGCCGTATCGAATTGGTGTGCGCCCAACGAATCTCACGATGCACGAGACGGTATTTACCGTGACCTGGCAGGCGGTCTTGCCCGATTTGGTGCTCACATACACCGAGTCGCCCGTGGCCGACAGCTCGATGGGCGTGGGGGGTCGGCTTTGCGTTGGTGGCGGCGGTAGCACGACAGCGGACGTCGGTGCTGGCGGGGAGGCGATCAACACCGTGCTCGTCGTAACGGGTGTCTTGCCTCGTTCCTGACGGAGGAAGACGAACGCCCCTCCTGCCGCGAGTCCCGCAACCGCGGCTGTCGCCGCAAATATGGCGCCGCTGATTAGCCAATTGCGCCGCACGGGATCCTCGTACGGATCAATGTCGTCAATTTCGTCTGAGTCGGACCAAGCAGCCGGGGTGATTTCCACGACGCCCGTTTCAGCTAGGGCGGTTGGTGACGCCCTTGTCGGCTCTTGTTCGTCTTCGTCGTCTTCGGCACTCACGGACTATCAATCCTCCATAACTGCCTGCTGACCAGCGAATTCTACGCCGCATCAAGATCGCGTCGCATCCGTTTCGTAGCCCGAATTCTGAGTCCCGCCTAGTTGCTGATTTTCTTGAAGATTGATGGAACCGGATCGCTCCCTGCATCGTCGTATCTAGATGAATGCCAGTTGTGACGACGAAACGCGAGGTCAGCGGTGAGTGTTCGGGACTATCAGTTCGATATGGCCGGGATGAGCCCTGAGGATCGTGAGCGCGCTGCCACGGGAGCACAGGGGATCTTGCACATGGAAGAAGGCGCCGGCAAGACCATGGCACAGAAGCTCCTAGTTGTGCGTGATTCGCTGAACGATGCACTGAAAGCAGCCGAGCGTGCTCAAGAGGTGGCGGGGTTCGGAGAGTTGCAAACCGGTTATGACGTCACCAAGTTTTATAAGGACCAGTCGACGGAGGCACGCGCCAAAATCACGGCTGATAGGGATGCAGTGCAGAAGCAGATTGACCATTTCCTGGCGATGGAGCTGCTGTACAAGAACCAGGACGATTACAACGCTGGCAACTTCGGCGCGTACCAAGCGAGCGTTGTTTACTGATGCGCTGGCCCATGTCGTTGCCCGTAGCCGCCTGCATAGTTGCGTTGACCGCCGCAGGGTGCACCGACACCACCGGGGGCATCGCGAAAACTGATTCACCCGCGAGCAATCAATCAGTCTCAGCCTCGGCTTCGACGCCCGTCACCAATACGTTGCCGGGCCCGCACCCAGCCCCGACGGACAACAACAACGGGACGAGCTTTGATCCCTGCCTTGCGTATTCAGCAGATGAACTGCGGGCATGGGGCGTGAAGCCGGGTTCGGTTGAAGACCTCGCCAACACGCCCTCGCTGCAGCGGGGCTGCGCCTGGTCCGGGGATGGATGGGACGTACAGCAGACAGTGCTCAACCGCCCCGTTACTGAGTACCTCAACCAGGACCTGTTCCCTGGATCCGAACAAGTGACCGTTGAAGGGCTCACCGCGGTGCGATGGCGCGATGAAGTTGACCCACAGCGTGTCTGCTATGTAGAGCTCCCCGCGCAAAAAGCTTCCGTGGGAACGATCGTTGGCGTACGCGATCCAAAGGCGCAGAAAGTGATTCCCGACGCCTGCACCAAGGCGATGAGCATCGCAACAGATACAGCCAAGAAGCTGCCCAAGTAGGGCCTGAACAGGGGAGACGATTTTCATGGCTGACGATGGATGGCAGAGCCGTTCTCATGCTGACATTGTCGGGAAGCTAGGTGCGCTGAAGGCGGACAACGCGTTCACCCTGGCCAACACATGGAGCGATGTATACACGAAGCTCTCTGATGCAGCCGTCTCATACGGCAATGCGAAATCCAAACTGGCAGAGCCTGATTTCTGGACGGGCAAGGGGCCAGAGGCTGCGCTCGATGAGATGACTACCAAGGAACGCGAACTCACTTCGGAGAGTGGGACGTCCGCCAAAGCGGGCAAGATGAGTACAGCCTTGTTCCAGGACGGAGAGGTGCTCTCGCAGTCTTCGCGGGTCGCGCAGGCGTATCCGGTGCCGCCCGATGACACCGATGCTGATTCCAAAAAGAAGCTGCTGGAGGCGGTTAGAGCTGAGGCACAGCGGCTTTACACCTCGCCGTTGGAGGCCGACCGGCCCAAGTTCACGGAAGACTCGAATACCACTGCCAGTGGCCCTATGCCTGCTGGGCCTGGTGGCAATAACGGCGGCGGTGGTGGTTCTGGTTCGGGCGGTTCCGGCAGCGGTACTCAAACCCCGCCGTCATCCTCGGACGGCTTGGCCAGCAAGGACACCAAACCGCAACTGGCCGGTGGTGAGGGTCAGCAGGCTGGCGCAGGTCAAGGACAGGGCGGCCAGGGCAGTGGTTCCGGTGGAGGCACCCCGGGTGGTGGTCAGGGCGCGGGTTCTGGTGGTGCTGGTTCTGGTTTGGGTTCTGGCTCGGGTGGTTCTGGCCTGCCGATCGGTAGCACGACTGCCGCTGGGTTCTCGCCGTCGTCGACGAGTACGGGTGTCGGTGGGTCAGGTTCAGGTGTGGGAGGACCTAGCGGGCTGAGCGCGCTGCGCGGTGGGGCGGGCTTGCCGGGCGGTGCCGCAGCTGGTGCTGGCGGTGGTGGCGTGAATCCCGCTGGTGTGGGTGCTGCCGGTGTACGTGGCATGGGCCCCATGGGAATGATGGGCGGCGCCGGTGGGCACGGTCGTGGGGGCAAGGATGAAGACGATGACGACCATGCGACGCCGCAGATCCTGATCAATTACGACAACACCGACGAGTTCATGGGCGACATGCCAGCAGCTTCACCGGGGGTTATCGGTGACTGGTCCGAGCAGGAGAAAGCCGAAAAGGCCGCGCGGGAACGAGAAGTGCGCCGCTACAAAGCCCTTGGCTGGGACGTGAAGTTCGAGTGACCACGGCCGGTGTGCCGGAAAGGGTACGGCGATGAGTGAGACCTTCAATGTGAGGCCCGAAGATCTTCACCGGCACGGTGAGTCGATTCTTGACGCGGTGAAGATCTCCCGCGACGAGCATGCGGGCCATCACGATCAGATCGAGGAGGCCTCTTCCGGTTGGATCGGTAAATCGGCCTCTGCCCTCGTGGATCTACACAAAGCATGGGTTGACCAGCGTGCGACGCTGCATCACCAACTCAGCCAAGTTGGTATCGGTATGCAGGAAGACGCCAAGACGTTCGCGGCCATGGAGGAGCAGAACCGTGGCTCGATCGGTAAGGCGAGTCCCGCAAATGGGGGAGCTTAG